GCCTGCCTTCGTCACCAATAGGGCTGTGCGTATAGACCCGGTCGTAATGACTACCGACTGCGAGGGGTTCTATCAGGGATACGATGGCGTCGAAGTCGAGGCGTTTGGAGTAGTAGTCAGGGAGCGCGTTAGGGTTAGGAATAACTCGAAAGCCGAATTTTTTTGCGGCTGCGTATAACCGTTCGAGGCGCTTGCCGGGATTTTGCTTTGTTTCCCCGTCGTGATGGCCTCCGTCAGTGATTACTAAAACATCGAATGTTTGCTCGGGCGACTGCAGCATTCTCCCGCCGAAGAAGAAGCTTTCGTCATCCGGGTGCGCGACTACTATCAGATTTTTCATTTATTTTCTCCTGTTGTTTTCTGGATACGTCTTAAAAATAAACGGCAAGATGTCTCCGCCGTCGTACCATTTCATGTACGGAGACTTTGCACCGTTATGGATGAACCTTGAACCGGTAACTACAGAGCCGTCTCTTTTACCACAATATGTCGCGAGAAAAAAAGACACTGCAGAGTCTTCACCACCAACCTTTGAAAGATCAAACCCCGCATCAGTAATACGTTTTTTAATGTCAGACATAAAATCGCTGAAATCCTTTGACTGCAAATACTTTGCAAAGGTCAGAATAGGTGGCCCGACGATCTTTATACCTTCGATTATGAGGTCTTCTTTGTAGAAGCCCGTAGCTATAAGCCCAATATCGAAGGTCTCGCTAAAATCGCGATTTTTTAGCCCTATTCCTCCTTCTTGTGAAACTGTGGCGGAGACAAAGCCTTGATCGAGAAGTGCACTATCCAGCGCGCTAACTGCTTTAGGCATAGCGAACATATCATCGTCAATAATCAAAATTTTCTCGGTCTTTACAGCGTTGTACGCAATGGCTCGGTATTCCCAAAGGGTTTTACCGGTAACACGAATGTACTCGACTTCTACACCAAAATGCTCTTTGATCAAATCCAAATACTCAACAAAATTTGAGAACGTGTACATTGTGCAGTTCGAGCCATTATCCACTATAACAAACTTTGAAATACCCTCGTGAATAAGGGAGTGCATCGACCCTATGATAGCGCCGACATTCTGAGGATTTGCATAAGTACAATACGCGGCGGTGATATGCGGGTACTTACAATAACTTTTTATGTAGCTCATAAGTCTGATTGAAACTCCGCGCCGTTTTCGTTGTCTTCCAGTACGCGAACTGAAATACCGCGAACCGGACCATTAGGGGATAACTTACCAAGGTAGCCGGATAGAAAACCGTGAATGTACTCTGCAATATGCTCGCAGGAATCTTCACTCGGCTCTATCCACTTTGAACTACCGATATAGTTAGCGGTAATTCTTTGAAGCTCTAAAAATTCGATTTCTCTATCGGCTTCAAATACCTCGACTCGCACATGAACGTGGAATAGGTGACGATGAGGGCTTTTCAAATACGCGAAAATTCCTTCGGCTTTGGGGAACCAGTGCACCTTGGGGAACTGCAACTTGAATTCGATAAATCTACGCACTTTTTTGTCGAGACGCTCCCGCACTTTTGATTTCTTTTTATCTTTCAACAGTTTTATCATCGTTGATACTCCCTTAACAATTTTATGGCTTCATTCTTGTCGATTTCGCCGTAAATTTTTGACGTAACCGTATGGGCCCCGTGTGACCGAACACCTCTAGATTCCATGCAGAAGTGCCTTCCTACTAAATTGACGTAAACGCCGTGTGGGTCTGTAGCCCGTACAACCGCATCTAAAATTTCAGCCGTGAGGTTTTCTTGTATCTGAGGCTTTTTGCAATAATGGTTCACAATTCGCGAGAATTTGCTCAGTCCTAACAACTTATCTTTTGGATGGTACACGATATTTGCTGTGCCGAAAAACGTGACGTGATGGTGAGCGCAGATCGAGTAAAAAGGTATGTTGCCAACAGCAAGGTACTGATCATAGACGTTTTTTTCGTTTGGAAAAGCGGTTACGATACCTTCTGGCTGACTGAACAACGCTGGAGTAAACTCTTCAAGAAACATCTTGGACACACGTTTTGGAGTATCTGAACAGTTAGGGTCTTTAAGGTCTATCCCTAACTCTGTCATAAACTGCGCGTACAGTTTTTCTAAAACTGGAAGGCGCCTAAAATCGACGCCCGGTATCTTAGGCTTTTGAGCTTTAGGCATTACTGTATAAGCAGTTTGAAAATCATCGCTGTTTTTTCTCGTGCGTCACTTTCGTCTTGTTTGAAAGTACGAAAGCCGATTTGCGCCAGAAGGTTCACACCGTTTGAAGCAATTTTACCTCGTGCTGCGGCCACACTTTTGACTGCTTGATTAACAGCTTCTGGGCCTACTGCTGAAACGCTTACTTGTTTTCCTTCTTGGATATTTTTAACAATAGCAGTAGCAGTTTTTTGAACATTATTGGAAGCAGCGACTTTCAATTCTATACTACTGCTTGTACCTGTTGGGGCTTCACTCATACAGTGCTCCTAAAAGATTGATCCCGTAAAATTCTCCTACTATTCGCAAGTCTCTGCGTATAGGCGACTCTTTGTCTGCTCGAACCAAAGCTACAAGAAGTGAAAGCGCATCATACGGATGAGATTGAAGCTCACGAGGTAAAGCCTCAATAACAACATCGACCTTATTTTTAACGATGAACTCTTTTGCGGCTTTCTGAACTTCTGCTTTAGTCGCTCTACCTGAACCGGTGACTGCTTTCTTTGCGCTTGACGGTGGAACAAGTATCAAGGGCACGCGGCACTTATGAAAAACCATCTTGTAAACACCAAAAACTTCTGGCACTTCACGATTAAAATTCATACCACCAAATGCGTAGTTTTCTGCTACGACGCACGCGGGCTTAAATTTTGTGACCCAACTTGTAGCAAATTCTACAACTTGGATTAACTTATCGGGAGATGGTTTTGTAAATGGTTGCATAAAAAGCTCTGCGCGATTTATGCTTTTTTTAACCAAGTCGCCAACAGCTAAGCCGTTATAGCGACCGCCGGAATCGAGCCCCAAGACAATCATGCAAGTCTCCTTTCAAATCACGTAGTAGGCTACGTTTGTGCGCTTTAATCAGAGTTACAATGCATACGTCAATCTTTTTTAGCGCTGTATAACTGGAGTAGTTTTCCTTCTGGAGACCTTATCAAGACCTTTTTTGTCGGATCTCGCTGAATTTGCTTGGCTGCATTGAACACAGCTTTATCGTAAAGCTTTTGCGCTTTTTCCCTTTTTTTACCGTAAGGTTTTCCAGCCATAAAGTTCAAAAAGTCAACATCGTCAGAAAAGTCCATAGGCCAGATAGGGCCGTCTAAAACAAACTCTTCTTCTCGGGTAACCGCGTTGGAACCGGAAAAGTGGTACTGCACCTGGTAGCGAACTTTTATCGCATTTATTTTCTGTGGTACAGGTTTTATACCTATAAGGCGATACCTTCTACACGTTTTTTCTTTTTCTGAAATTAAGCCGTGAGCAAGCTGGATGATCTCTGAAGGCTTATACTTTCCGCGCTTTTTGCGCTGCTCAGTAAAGAACACACTGACTTTTGACATAGCCTTTGCTAAGGCATACAGTAGAGTCGCCTCGACTCGCCGTCGGATTGCTGTCACTTTTTCTTTAGTTTTTTCCATGAATTTGCGACTCCTGTGCGAATCCACGCGTAAACTTGAGAAGCCCAACGCTTTTCTCGGCTATACGCAATGAGGTAAAAGACAACTAACACGATAAATAAACGAAGCGCGTCAATATTGTCTATAAAGCTCATATGTTCATTTTCCATTACTGATAACCCACTTCTTTTTTAGGCGATCTTCGTCTGCTATTTTTGTCTCTGACCGCAAATTACCGTTGTAGAGAATTAAACGCGAGGTCTGCCTGTGCATCTTTATGAACTTTTCTTTCGGCCAACCGTTTTCTGCGATAGCTCCACCATAGTACAAATGCTTAACCAATTCAGTGAAAGTATAGAGCTTCATTTCAAACTACCCGAATTGGCGATTTCTTTTTCTGCGGCAGAGATAGCTTCTTGCTGACTCACTCCTAAAAGGGCGAGCAAGGCATTAGCCGTTAAGATACAATGACCCGCGCGAGCGGCTAGCTGTTTTTCAATATCATCCGTGATCTTAGTGTTGTCCATTCGAAGCGCGTTACCTAAAAGGTTAGAGGCGACGCCACCTGTAGTCGCTACAGCCATTGTGGCATTTACAATCGCGCGAATTTTTTCTGGGTTTTCTATCATCTGACACCCCACACTTTATGCGCTTGAATACCCATACGCAAGTCAGCTTTTGGGTATCTCTCGCACAGCTCTAGAAAATACGCGTAAGACTCGGCGTAAGTAAACTTGGCACTTCCTGTAACTGAGGACATATCGCAAGGCTGTATATAGACCTGAACGTCTTTACGTAAAGCAAGGAATTGACTTATTGCGTTATCATTGATCTCTAAAGAATCTGGGCCAACTGTAAGCTTTAAGTAAGAATCGACATCTTTATAGATGTCTGGACGCCATGTAGCTATTTTTGGGGCGATGGAGAAGGTCACATCGTGTAAATAGCGCGGAATCAAGATTTCTTTTGTAGAGCCGTTAGTTTCTACGACACAGCGCTCAAACTTACCTAACCCCATAAGACCTTGGATTAGGGGTTCCCAATACTTAAACGCGGTAGGCTCTCCACCAGTGAGAACGACAAGCTTTGCCTTGATAGCATCTGCAGCTTCTACTACACGCCGAAAAACGTCTTCTGGAGACATAAGCCTTTCTGCTCTCTTGGACATAATTGTGGAATCGGCCTGGTCACACCACGGACAAATTTTTAGCCCGTAGTTGCACCCTTGAAGTCGAATAAACACGGCGGGGTAGCCCAAATATCTACCCTCTCCTTGTACTGTAGGGAATATCTCGTGAACAGGGATGTCTGAACTAACCTGCATAAATGTCTCCTTTGGATTTACCGATAACACGACGATCCCCCTTTCCTTCGGAATCTTCATCCATAGCTAAAAGAGTAAGCTGCCGAGAAAGCGTTTTAACGTAGCTGTCCAACGTGGTAAGAAGCTCTCGTAGATGCGTGGCTTTTGCTTCATCTTTTGCAATCTTCTTATCGAGGGCCATGATGTGGCTGTCAACCTCTGCGGCAGACTTGGCGTCAGAAACTTTTTCTTCTTTTGCGCGATTTTCCATGACTACGCGGGAATAGACTTTCTCGCGTAGATTCTCTTCGATGCCTTTTCTTGCAAGAACTTTTGCCAGCAATGGGCGCACATACCCGGCCCAAGCAGAATACTCACCCATTAACCTTGTAATATCATGCCCGGTAAGGGTGGATATATCTGGCGGAAACTCAGGGAATTCTTCGTTCTTTGGTTTTCTTATTTTTGGAAGGCCGATTTCGGCCATTTCTTTTTCGATTTCTGAATCAAGTAGCTCCCATTCTGCGATTTCTTTTTTAATGTCCATTGTTCCTCACTTTTCTATTTCGTAGAAGATTGACGCAAAGTTATGAGCCGAAATGTTCATGCTATCGACTCTAAAATACTTTGCCGCCTTTTCACGTAAATTTGGTAGCATACTATCGAGGCAGATAACGGTAATCTTATCCCAAGCCGACTGCGGGACACGAGAAGTATCGACCATATCCTGTGTGCCGTCGGTTATCAGGATACCGTGATCTAGACCTTGCATCGTGATTCTCTCAGCAATGGACGCCACGGCGCGGTCGATGTCGGTACCTTCATCTGTTTCGATTTCAAAAATCTCTTTCAAACTTGCAGACCAAGTTCTGTCGTCGGTTACATGCAAGTAGTCAGAAACCCAATCGTGAAAATACGCAATATCCAGAACGCCGCCTTCTTTTGCAACACGCTGCCCGTAAGCCATAACACAACCTTTTATGAGGGTCTCTCTGCGATCGTTAATAGACCCTGAAACATCGAAAGCTATCGCCGCAGAGATTTTACCTTTTACACGACGGGCATACTTTTGCACACGTAGATTCTTAGATAGCGCCAAAGAATCCGCCATTTCTTCTGGGTATTCGATAACTTGATTCGGTAGTTCACTCAACGATTGGATTTTCCTAAAATCCACATCGGTTGAGACAACGTGAGACTCCTCTGTCGCTCCTCCGAGAGCTAAATCAAGAGACGCTTGGATTGACCTGGCAATATCGAACAGGCTGCCAACTTGGTACACCTTACTGCTTATATCTACCATGCGTTCTTCGATTTCGCGGATAAGCTGCTTTCTCGTAAAAGTTCGAGCATTACTTCTACTCGCACCTGTAGCATTACCAGTGTTCTTTTGCCTTATGCCGGAATAGCTACTAAGCAAATCGAAAAGCGATGGGATGTCTCTCCACGCAGCTAGAGCCGAAGCCGTATAATCAACAGAACTTTTGCTGTTTCTGGAAACCTGCGGCCCAGGGACAGAAGTGCTCTGCCCAGGAACAGGAACTGGCGGCGTATTTGAATTGGCTAAGCCTTCGAGCATTCCGGCAAGAAAAAAACACACGACTTCTGTAAGCTCTAAAGCTGTGCCGGGAGCCATCTGAATAGCATAATACATATTGCACTGAACATATTCGAGAATGGATCGACGATACTCAATAAAAAGCTCTACTGCGTCTTTGTAATTAAGAACGCCTTGGTTTGACGCTTCAATACGCAATTCGTTTATCGTTGCAAGATAGTTCTTTACTCGTTCGCCTAAAAATTGCGCTGAAACCATATCGCTAAAATAAAACGAACTGACCATTCCGCGAACTTCTGGCGAAAGGGCCTCATAAATACTCTGTATCAAATCTTCCATTTCTTGTGGAAGGTCAATACGCACAAATCTGAAATTTGTTGGAAACAGTTTCATGGAATCCTCCGTTTGAATTCGTTAACAGCAAAAAACATCGGGCCTATGTACAAAACGTATTTTAGCCTTTTGATTTCGGCTCCTACCTTTACGGTCGAAACCGCGCATTTTTTATCCAGTTTCGTAAGAACGATAATCTTGTTGTCGATTGTTTGACCAAGAGCTTGTATATACTCTGGCGGAGGCACTATATCGCCGAAGTGCACAGCCTTTATAGAAGCAAAATCGACACCTGCAGTATTAAAAAGGCTTTCGGCGTCATCAACGTACTTTTCAAGTAAGGAACCTTGATAGAGTACCTTTATCTTAGCTTCAGTCATTGACCTTTCCCGATAGTGAAGTCTTCAAGACTCTTAGCTTGCGCCGTTAGCGTTTTTTCGTACTCCAAGATTTCTTTACTTAGACTTGAAAATCCAGCTTTGGCGGCGTCTATTTGCAGTTTTCCAAGCATTTTTGATTTATCAGAGATAGACTGCGATGAATTAGATTTTATCTTATCAAAAACCGCACGAACTTTTGAGTCGTCGATAAAGTAAGTTTTCTTTTTAATGTCACGAAACAACTCTTCTATGCGATCTTTTTCTTCTGGCTTTTCCGACAAGAGACCTAAAATATCGAGGTCTTGAGCGGATACACGAGAACGCATATTCATGTATGCGCTGCATTTAAGAAGCGTCATAATTTTCTGCGCGGTACGAGTAGAAAATGACGTACGACCCATGCATCGAGCTAAATCTTGCATAACCTCGATAAAGTCTTTTACGAACATAGGTGGGAGCGTGATACTCGAAGGGTCGAAGTTCTCTACCACAAGCTGAATATCCTCGAAAGCTATTTTGGGGGGATTTTTGCTGTAAGCGCCTAAAAGGACTTTCTCCATATCTTCGTAGCTCAACGGAGAGACCTCTATGTTAAACAAAACACGGTCATAGAATGCCGCATACTCGCTATGCTTTTCTTTTCGCTCATTTGTTGTCATAACGGCGCTTACAAGAGGACAAGATACTTGCTGAGCGTTACGTGTAAACGACCGCTCGTTTAACACCTCATTCATAGAGCAGATAAGCTCCAAAGAAGCGTTCAAGATTTCATCTAAGAACACAAAATTGGCAGTAAGCATCGAGTTTTGGATGTTTCTTACTAAGCGCCCTTTTTTAATTTCTTCAAAATCTGGTGGGCCAAAAAGTAAGTCTTCTGAGGTATAACGGCTAAGCTGTGCTTTGAACATGGTCGCTCCTTGGATATTCTCGAACACAAGCTTTGAAACCATAGACTTGGCTTCACCAGGCGGTCCTTTAAGCAGGACATGCTCTTTCATGCAAATAGCGGTGGCTATTGCAGCGATCTCTATGTCTCTTCCAATAAGGCATTCTTTTATGCCCTTAAAAAACTGTAGGTAATTTTCTTTTGCGGCGTTTAACCGCGCTTCATCAACAAGAGTAGTTTTCTGATTTACTTTCAGTTCTGTTTGCGTTTCTTTTTTCATTTTAAGGTCTCCTTAAACCAATCTGGAATTTCGAAAGTCTCACAGTGATCCCTAAAAACACACTGCTTACAGACTTTATTTCGATCTTTTGCTTTTTGCGCGTTTTTATTTGGCAACACATCCGGAAGTAGTCCTTTATCGAGCAAAGCGTTTACCTCTTCGAGTTGCTTTATTATCGGCGCGATGACATTAGAGTCAAAATCGACTGAATACTCTTGAATACGTTGGTTATTCTTATCTTCGTAGATAAAAAGCGCTCGATGAATGCCTGATAACCACATGTACAAGTTAATCTGCACCTTGTGTTCATCTAAAACTCCGCGCAAATTTTGGAAACTAAAAGTGTTTATGCTCTTGATTTCCAAAAGTACATGGCTTTTGTCAAAGGCGAATTGTAAAATACCATCGGTTTTACCCGTGATACGCAATTCTTTGTGACGCAATCGCCACTCTTTGTACTTAAACGACTTGCACGAGCACTCGCAAACTTCAGGCTCAACAATAGGGCCTGTAGAATTATCGCCGTGGTACTTACCACAGCTACGGCACTTCCAAGTACCCTTTAATACGACGCCTAGCTCTGGAATCTTTGAAATGCCTTGTAAGTACCCCTGCAAACGTTCGTGAACGCTATGCCCGTTATCAAAAACGCGGCGGGTGAGGTGTGGGATTTCCCACTCTCCGTCTACCTTTGGGCACTCTAAAAATTCCAGAGCGAGCTGGCGCCAGCACTCGGAGTTAACAAGACCTGATGGGTGAAAGCCTCGTTCGACAACGCCACCATACTGCTGCTCTTCATAAGCTTTACTAAAGTTAAGTCGCCACAGGTATTCTTCTAGAGGCTTAACGATTGTTTGCCTTTCTTTTTGCGTCTCCGCGATACCTGTAAGAGAAATTTCGTCCATTAAGTCTTGCAGCCCCACAGTTTACTCCTTTGTCGTCTTTTTCTGTTTTTCGCGGATAACTTTCGCGTGTTCGCGAATTTGATTTTGCACATGAGCCCAAGCCGCAGAGTACGCACTCTCTGGGGTATCCTCGGGCTCCAACATCATCTTGCATTCCGCGTCTATACGCATGCTCTCGAAGTTTCCGATATTGAGAGTCATACCCAACGTAACACCAACCTCTGTAACCTTAGCCATTAGATTACTGCCTCGGGTTTTTGCATTGCCGGGGTTTCTAGACTCTTTGCACGCGTGCTTATTTTCTTCACCGCTTTTTTATTCGCGGCTTTTTTCTTAGCTGTTTTCTTGGGCGCAGCCTTTTTTGTGGTCTTTTTTGTGGTCTTTTTTGTGGTCTTCTTCACTTTTTTCTCCTTTGCTCAATTATTTACGAAAAACTGTCGGAAGAGCAAGACCGACAATAATCGCGATTCCGATAAGCTCTTTAACTTTATGAAATTCGACAACTCCGACATAGTAAAGAGCTATAGCGAAAACGAATACGCATAGCTTTACACCAATCTTAATCTCTGATTTCATAGAACCTCCTAAGAATGCCTTATAGCAATCAACTCACGCACAAGCATAGCAGAAATTTCCGTGATACTCATGTTTATGGTGTAATTCTTTTTCAAAATTTTTTGTAGCGTTAGCTCCGCTTCTTGCCTGTTATTGAAACGAACTATAAAGCCGACTTCGTCTTCTATGGGGCGTTGTTTTCCTTCGACTATTTCCTGACGAATGATGTCCCAGACTTTTTGCAACTCTTCTTTGAACCCTTTAGGAACATTTCGATAATGGCTCAGCCGCCATTTATCTTTAATAGCGAGGAAAGCGTTTACTTCTTGCTCGCTAAAAAGGTACGCTTGCTTTGTTTCTTTTGCCAAGTTACTGTGAAAATTGCGCACAAAAAAAGCAGGCGGCATAATGCCGGCTTTTATCCAACGACGCAAAGTAAGGGGCTTTTTACCTAAAAGGTGCGCAAATTGGCTTAACGAATAAAAGGTCACATCTTTACCTGCGATCTTTTGCTTTCGCATTTAATCCTCCAAGGTATCAATAAAAGCAATAAGCAGCTTGAATCTTTCGAGGTCTATCATAACCCATTCTTCTCGTTCACCGATTTTTAATGCAAGAGCCGGTATATCTCCTTTGCTAATCGCTTCTTGGCGAATTTTATCGAGCCATTCCCCTTTAATTGAAATAGAGCTTTTTTCCGTCATCTTGTGCTCAATACGAAAACCTTTACCGGCAATGTCGCCTGGGTGCAAAAACTTATTGCCCGATCCTGGGGTCGCGCGCATAGATAACGCTTTTGCTAAAACTCTTTCGGCTTTTTGCGACTTCTTTTTTACTGACGTTGGCTCCGTGGATTTACGGAGCCACTTAGGTAAACGACTTTCGTCAAAGCCACTCATAAGTGCTTGCTGGGTGGCGCAATAGACCTGTAGGCCAAGAGGACGTAGCGAGTGCTATTACTTCTTCACGAAACGTAGTATCGTTCACAAACATCTCAAAGATGTCTTTTTCGCGAAAATTTTTAGCGTTGCCAGCAACGGTAAGCCAACCTTTGTTTCTTTGAATTAGCCCACAATCTTCGGCGAATCGCATTAGGTCGAAAGAACTGTTTAGCTTACCCGCATTTGGGCCTTCGGTGTAAAACTGAACAGACCACACCTTTTTTGGCGGAGCGGTCTTGTTTTTCTCAAACTTAACCCTACTTTGCGCCATTCCATCTTCGTCGACACCTTCGCCGCGAACATCTGCGCGTACTTGTGCAAAATACTTTTGCCCTTCTCCGTAAGGAAGAGTTTCTGGACTACCGTACACTACGCCTATTTTCATTCTTAACTGGTTAATGAAGAAAACAAGCGGTGGTTCTGATTTACCTCGTGAAGCTTTGTTTAACGCCGACTGCAATTTTCGCATGGACTTGTTTAATAGCCTTGCACCGAGACCCATTTGCCACTGTTCAAGAGACTCTTCTTTTTCATCTTTTGGAACAAGGGCGGCGATGGAATCTAAAACAATGGCACTTACTTCTCCGCTTTCTGCGAGAGCCTCACATAGATCGAGGACTTCTTCTGCGGTTTCTCCGCGGTTTACTAAAATATTCGATACATCTGCGCCGCACTTTTTAGCCCAATCGGTATCGAAAGCCCCTTCTACATCAAGCCAAGCTACTTGCTTACCTTCCTTTGAAACTTGTGCGATTGACTTATACACAAGAAAACTTTTACCGGAAGAATACGGACCGCAGAGTAAGTTCAACCTACCTCTCGGCCATCCTCCACCCGTGGCCCAATCAAGGCCAAAACTTCCGGTAGATACACGAAAACTGTTTGATTCAAAATTTGCGCCCGGTACGAGAACGTCTTTTCCAAAACGCTTCGCAAGCGCGTCTAAAAACGCTTTTTGCATTTGCGATTCTCCTTAAAATTATGGAGGGCTGAGCGCCCTCCTTGGTGTTCCTTAAAATGGAATGTCATCGTCATCATCGGATTCCGTACTGGTGTTTGTTTGCGATTTTTTGTCGGATTCCTGGCTGTTCGAGCCTTTTGAAGAGCCGCGCTTTGTGCCGGCTATGGCCTCCATTTTCTTCATGTCTGGCTTCAGCTTCTTTTTGAGGAACGCTACATACTGCTCTTCGTTTGACGCACCGTCGATTGGGGTACGGTCAAACTCAGGCATTGTAGTATCCTCACTGCGATCGAGTATAAGCCGCGAATCTGTGCTGGAACCGACACGCGACACTTCGAGGTTTACTTTTGTAAGATCGAACTTTTTCGATTTAGCTTCAAGCATACGCAAGTCGTTAATACCACGAATCAGCATCTTGACCATCGGAACAACCTTGTCGCCATCACCGGTGTTGTTTATATGCAAAACAAGGTACGCACCTTTATAGCTACGTTTTTCGCCTACTTCGCACAAAGGGCAACGACCGGCAGCTTTTGTACAGGTAAGATTGACATATCCGCCTTTGCCTTCGCTTTTGTCCGGGTCCCAAACTCGATGGGAATAGTAAAGAACGGGGTCACGGTGCAAAAATCGCACAAGGGCCTCATCACCTTCCTCTAAAAATAGCCACGGAACGCCTTTTCCGGAGTTCTTTCTTCGCTCATCGACATCCTTGGCTTTATCTTGAATCGACTCAGTCTTATCAAAAATTGAATCGAGACTTGTAACTTCTGTACTCATCGAGTACCTCCTACTTATTATTTAGCTCTTTTAAGTCTTTGACTTTTATACGAGCTTTTGCCGAATAGGGAATCGAACCCTAAAAACTCCCAACCGAGTTTCGGCGCTTTTTTACACTTCGACTTTTGGTGCTTTAAGGTTTTTGTCTGCCCACGTCGCGCAGATTTTTCCTTCAGCTTTGAAACGTATAGACTTTACGACCATAGCAGTCTCGAAAAGGTGCTGTATCTTTTCGAGGTACTCTTCGTCTTTACCGACATCGGGGATGTACAACAGAAGCTCATCATGAATCTGAGCAGCCATTTGAACTTCTTTGTGATCGGTGTTTTCGTAAAGGTTAATCATCGCGAGTTTTATTAAATCCCCCGCGCTGCCTTGAATCGTAGTGTTTACTGCCTGCCGTTGAGCGTGAGCCTTTTCAACAAAGTTATCGCTGTATATCTCGGGAATACGCCGACGACGACCACTCATCGTAATAGTATAGCCCGTTTCACGAGTAAACTGCCGGATATTTGCGAACATCTTGTACAAGCCAGGGAACCGCTCTTCGTGTTTAGCATACATTTCTTGTACTTTTTTAAGCGGAAGACCTGTGTTTGCCGCAAAAGTCTTTTCGACAAGACCATAGGCCATACCGAAGTTTAGAGTCTTAGCAAAATCGCGCTCAACTCCTGCGAACTTAGCCATATCCTCGTGTAGGTCTTCGTCATTGGCATAGACCTCTAGCATACGCTTATCTTGAGAGAGGTAAGCCATAACACGAAGTTCGATCTGAGAATAGTCGATAACAACCATCTTTTTACCGGGTGGCGCCACATACTGCTTACGAATAAGCGTATCGGGGTCATCTTTGAAAAGGGGGTCTTTAGGCTGATTCTGTAAATTTGGATCGGAACAGCTGAATCTGCCTGTAACGGTACCAACTTGACTAAAACTGGCGTGAATAAACCCGTCTGCGCCTACATGCTTCAAAATAGCTTCACCAACATAGGTAGACACAATTTTGCGAAGTTTTCTGTACTCCATTAACAACGTAAGAATCTCTCCGTGAGGCCCTTTTTTCTCACGCTCATAAAGTTCTTCCAAAACATTAGCCGCAGTGGACACGTTACCAGCGTCCGTTATCCAACGCTTATCTTGAGCTAACCCCAGTGTCTTAAAAAGAAAAACGGCCAGTTGCTTAGACGAGGCTGGGTTAAATGGGCCGCCGTTAGCTTTGAAGAGCTCTCCTTCAATAAACTTTATACGTTCATTGGCTAGGCGCTCAAGCTCAAGCGTTTTAGCTCGGTCGATGTATAGGCCCTGTTGCTCCATACGCATTGTCGGATACACGCACATGCGTTCAAGTTCGTAGGCAATAAGTAGGTCGTCTCTTTTTAACGTGGCGCCGTATTTGTAGAAAAGCTTTATCGTAGCCAAAGCGTCGTTTTCGTTGTACTTCATGTACTCTTCTATGTTGCCTCGATCTACTTCATCGAGTTCTTTTAGTGTCATACCGACATCTTCTGCACGCACTTTTAGCCCTTTTCGGCGAACCTCATCAACCAAATGGGCCATAAGAAGCGTGTCATGGACTTTCCCTCGTAAATACTCGATTTCATGCCCATTACACTCTAAAACATCCAAATCCGCTTTGGCGTTATGAAAAACCAACCCGCGACTTTTTTGCAGAATGGCTTCAAGAATATGCATGGTGTCATCGCAATAGATGAAAGATCTTGAACGCCATTCTACAGGATTCGTTTCAGGCACACGATAAGCGATCGAAAAAAGCTCTGGAAACTTTGTTTCGATTTCCCACTCTAAGTCTAACGAAACGTACAGAGAGGGAAGTAGCGGGAGAATAGTGTCGTAAAACGACGCGTCTCCCCGTTTCAATTCTTCTATGTTTAGCATTTAAGCTCCTTTGTTAATTTGGTTAATTTAGGTATTGTGTAAAGTATTATTTTATAGAATAAATTTAGCCTCTCGAAGCGCTTTTTTAATCTCATCGAAAGGGGCCATTCCAGGGTCTTTGTACTTTATAGGCATTCTGGCGCCCCACAGCTTTTTTACGCTTGGGTTCTTTTTTAGCTTATGGATCAAATCACGAGTCCACTTTTGCCCAACATCATCATTTTGTGGGAGCAAATAAATTACATCGAAATGCTTTATTGTCATATCGACATGGTAGTCTGATATATACCCACCACAGGTAGCTACGGCAAGTGGGTGCCCTATAGCTGACGCGACCTGCAAAGCATCTGTGCAGCTTTCTACTAAAATGCACATCTTTTTCTGGCGCGAGACGTTGTAGTTACAGTTATACGCTTGATCTAGCCCGAATAGCAGTTTGCCTTTTTTAGCGCCTGCGGGGCGTATGCGGTACCGTTCTTTCCAATCTTTATTTCGCTCCATGTATGAAATCAAGGTGTCACGAACCGTAATAGGGAAAAAGATTGAACCTTTTTTATCGCTATAGCCTACTCGATATCGACCGACCATATCTAAAGTTATGTCTTTTTTCCCCAGCAGATGCAGTTCCTCTAGGGCCTTGCTTGGGTTCGCCATAAGAAAACCCATCCAAGACTGGTTTATTTCTGGCTCTACTTCCTCCTCCATTTTACCAGGCTCTTCTTCAGGATTGAAAGGCTTCCCGTCAGTCGTGGGGTAAGTAGTCGGAACCTCCATATTGAGCTTGAAATAAATCGTATCGAGTTTTCGACCTTTTTCAAGACACGAAAAACAGTTCCACCGGCCATTAAACAAATTGATGCCCATGCTTGGCTCATTCTCTTTATGGAATAGACAACAAGCCATAAGATTTTTACCGACGACTCGCGCTTTTTTAAGCCCAAGCGTCTTTATTAAAAAATTCGGGTCAAGCATCTTTACTCCTTTTTAGCCCAGTAGCCTATAGTAACCATAAACACAACAGGTAGGGCAAAATACGCGTAACTGATAGTCTTAACGTACATGATGTAGCAAACAAGAAAGCCGATAACAGCGCTGGCGAGCATGCCTAATAATCCAACAAGTATTTCTCTCATGCTAAAACTCTTCGCCAGCCCAACTTGGGCCTTCAACTTCGGCACTGTTTTTTATCGCGCCTTTTTCAGGATCGGCCAGACCTCCTAAAAATACGCTTTTGTCGAAAGACTCTCGAATACGCATCGAAAGAAAATTCCAATCAAGATAAAAGGTCTGACCTGGGCTATCATCGCGCGTTTTATCCCACTTGACCCATTGCACACGAGACTTGGTATTCATAACATGGTCCCATTCTCTGCCGATGCTGAACATCATGTCTGCATCTTGAAAAAGAGAGTCACCAAAAGCTACGTTATCTCCACCGTAACTATTGAACGTCGAACCTTTTTTTGTTTGGGACGTTGCAACTATGGGCACGGATTCGGTCATAGCAAGCTGCTTAATGCCTTGTGAGACTGTCTTGAGTCTCTCCCAATCGGAACCTTTGTGGCCTGGAACAGACATCAAATAAATACCGTCTAAAAATACAAGCTGCGGTCGTACTTCTTTTATCTTAGCTTGTACGGCCTCTACGGTATACGCTCCGTTGTCGTCACCCATCGCGCCAGAAATCACAAATTCCGTGCTGTTTTTCGTCTTAACCAACGCGTCACGAAAAAGGTTGAAATCCTCTTCGTCGATAAACCCATGTTTAATCTTAGCTGGATCGACTTTTGCATAAAAAGAGTCTACACGCATAAGAAGCTGCGCTGGGGGCATCTCTCTTGAAACGTATAAGACTCTGTATCCAGCTTTATTAGCGTTGTACGCCATGAAAAGGGTGAGGTAAGTCTTATATGACTCTGGCCTACCGTGAATAACGATGTACTCTCCTGGCTTAAAGCCTTTTACTACACTATCTATGGCAGAAATACCTGTAGGCACACCGGTAATCTTGTCACCTATAAGAGTGCGCTGATAGTATGTCTGTAACCTCTGATCCATAGAACCTGAGTATTCGAGGTCTACCATAGGCTTTGTAGTTATCATGCATTCACGCAAAATGCCTAAAGCCTTCTTAACGATATTTTCGCTCGTGTCGTTTTCTAGACCTTCTTCGATAACCTCGCGAACATTTTTGAGTTTCATGAAAAGGAAAGAATCTTTAACCTCTTCTATGTAATACTCGATCGGTTCTGGAGTATCGATGTCTATCTCGCTTTTGAAACGCGAAAAGAAGGTGGCTTTGTCTATTACCGCGCCGAATTTTTTGTAATGCTTCAACACATAGTCGAGTTGCTTATCCCTAACAGGGCCGAGCATCTCTGCATGGATACCGGCATTGATTACTTTCTTTAACCCTATTTCTCGGTCTTCTTGCGTAGGAGCCGAGAGAATCTTACATACAACGGCAAAACCGTAATCCACTACATTCTCCTTTTTTGCTTCAAGTAATGCAAAGCAGATAACGGGGTTGTAACCCTAAAATAGTCTGCTTTATCGATTATAGCCGGATTTTGTGTAACTAACAAACCGTTAACTCTACACAGCCATGGCAAGAGCTCATGTAATTGCGCAAACACCGGGCCAAAAACATGATAACCACGAAAACGGTATCTAGTGTGAACACCAGCTATACGCTCGTAGTCTTTTTCTACAAGAGAAGCTGTCGATAACCATTCAAAAAAGCTATCACTGTAAAGCGCGTGCCAAACAAAAAGATCGGACACCCTAAAAAGTCGTCTTAAAGCTCTCTCCTGCACTTTATCGAACGTGCAATTAGAGTCGATAACTACGAGCGGCTGTTGCCCGGTTTGATAGCGCCGGCCGATTTTCTTTACCGTATGGATCATCGCCATATACTTGTCATTTCGTCATGCGCTGGGAAAACCTGCTTTTTAGCACTTTCCAAGCGTAGGGAAACTGCTTTGGAGATAGGCAACCGACTCTTTGGTGCGAACTGATCATAGAAACCATAACCTGATTAGCTCTATAATCCAATCTGTATTCGGTAAGAGGCTTTTTACCTAAAAGCACAGATAGGAGCTCAGAAAAAGAGGCGTCATCTATTTTCAGTGAAGAAAACTGATATAACCGGACAGGGTAGTCAACCTTAAGGTTAGTCATTTGCGCGTCGTACAAAATATCTGGCAAACTTTCGCAGAATTCTTTATCTGTCGAAAGGAACTCTACGAAATTTTTATAGATACTGGACGTTGAGTGTATGCTTAAAATAGCACTCCAATACGCGTTATCCGCATAGGCTTCGTATCGTTCTATCTCAACAAGAGCGGAATTTTTCTGCAATTCAAAAATCCAGTCCATTTTAGCTGTCCTGCATTAAAGAATCATCAGAATGCTCATCTTCTTTAACAGGAGCAACCGAATCGACATTCTTTATCGCATTTTTAGCGTTAGTGACCGCATCGTCATCGTTTTCGACATCGGCTTTAACATGCGTGCTAAAGGTAGATAGAGTATCAAAGTCTACCTCAATATACGATTGCCTTAACGCGCCATTTTCAATTTTAGCGAAAGTAATCAAAGCTTTTGCCGAAGGTTGCATGGTAGCACTAACAATAAAAGAACCGACAAGTTCTGCAAACTTTTGAGTGCATTCAGAAGCGGCTTTAAACGTATCGCGATTAGCTCCACTACGAAGCGCATCTTCAAGTTTTTCCATACGAGATTTCTTCGGTGAAGAATCTTCAAAGACTTCTTGCTCATTTTCGATGGGCTTGGAGCTACCTTCAACAATAGCACAAGACACCCTAAAAGATGCCTCGAAAGGCCATTGCGTTTTCAGAGCGTTGGCGATTTTTTCTTGCTCTTCTGCTGATCGTACTTCTATGTACACCTTTCCTACAACACGTGAGTCGAAGGTGACCTTGGCAGTGCTCGAAGCTTTTTCAACGATGTCGCAGAAAACTTTTTGCTGCAAGGCGTAGTCTTTTTCTTGATCTTCTTTGTTCATACTAATCTCCTTTTAGAATTCTTTTTTGAAAGTCTTGGTTCTGTAAAATTCTTAGGTCTACATCAGGAAATTCGATAGGAAAGCATCGACCGTAGAAAATAGACGCGACTGTACCTCCATAAATATCGGTAATCTCTTGTGCAGTTACGTTGGCTGTGATAATCGTAATCTTGCCTTCCTCGAAGCGATATTTAAGGATGAACTCAATCTGCTTTTCAGCGTGCTCGTTTTTAGTGCGAATTTCTTTACCGATTTCTTCTAAAACGAGCACGGGAGCGTACATAAGCTGTTCGTCAATCTCCCACGTCTTGAAATACTGAAATAGAATCTCGGGAACTGACCTGCGTAAAGCTTCGCATTTAGTTCTCGAACTAATCTCGTTAGCGACAGCTGCAGCAACCCAGCTTTTACCGCCACCATTTGGGCCGTAAAAAAAGAGGCCCTTGCCCGGAGGGGAAAAGTCTGCAGCCGATACAAACGTCTTACACACTTCCAGAATAGACAGATACTCTTTTAAGTGGCTCTTTGATATTCTTGAACGAATTCTTGAGTCTACTAAGAGGTCTTTTAGCCGCGGAACTTTACCTTCAAAGACTACCATACACCTATCTTTCCGTTCTTCTTAAACTCGTTTACTTTGCTGGACTTCCACTGGTCTTTTCTTCCGGGCTTTCCGACAGAAGCTTCTGGAAAAATAGACCTTCGATAGCCATAAAAAGCGGCAATAGTAGGGTAACTATCAATGTAGCTTCTAAAATCTGACATCATATGGTCGATGGCCTCTTTTACACGAACCGCACCATACTCTTCGAGAAGGCTTTTTAGATGCTTCAACTCTTTCTGGTTAGGGAACCCGTATTCGACTGGTTCTTGGGTACGTTTTTCCCGGCGCATCATTTCGCTGTAAGCGTACTGCCAGTATCTCGCAACATCTTTAACGTTTTTCCAATGCTCGGGCGACTCCATTTTGGCTATGCGCTCTGGTGGAGGGGCGTTGAAAGCCGCGTCTAGATTAACTTCGTTAAGCTTAGGCGTATCTGCACGGCGCGTAGACACGACAGGTGGACTCGGTAATTCTAAAACGGTGTAGAACAGCTTGTTGTGGTTCCGAGTTTCTAATTCTAAAAACTTATGCTCGGTGAGCACAGCCAAGCGCTTGTCAACCGTAGGTATAGATGACGCGGTAATCTCAGCCAACAGCCTTTCACTTAGCCAAGCCTTTCCGTAATTCGGGTTAGCTTTTTGCCTGTTCAAAAAGCGTTGGATGACGATATACGTCCAGCAGCTACCTTTAGCTAACGATTCAAGTATAGGGCTCCAATCGTCAATAAGTGAAAATTCACAAGGAACAAACTGGATACCCTTTATAGACTTAAAATGTAGCTCTCTGCCTTCACTGCTATCATTTTCCGCCATTTTCGACCTCTAACAAGACGTTTGCTTTTTCAAAATCTGGAAACGCACCGCGCAAACGGAAAAGCATTTTTTGCGAAACACGGTTTTTCTTTTCAGCAAGCGTGATAGCCTCACGAGAATACCCAAGTTTTTTTGCAAAGACCTCTTGAGACAGCGACTTTGAAAAACGGTACTCACGCAGGGTCAATGACCTGGTCTTTTTCTTTGCCATATACTTTCTCCAAAATATCTTTTCTTGATTCGTAGTGATCTTCGAGAGTTCTGTGTCCGAGATCTTTGAAATCGTAATACTCGGCGAACTCTTTACTGTTGTCTGGTTTACGCAACGCGCGGCCTATACGCTGTAGGGTCCGAATATCTGACTTTCCTCCAGCGAGATTGACGATCGCGTTCAAAAAAGGTAGATTAACAGATTCGTCATATATACGAGTAGCGATAGCGACACGCAGTGTGCCGTCTTTGAATCTTTGTTGCAAAACTTTTCTGTTTTTCTTACCACCATGAATAAACTCGCATGGAATACCTCTTTTTAACAAACCTGCTAAAATGGTTTCTCCGTGTTCGAGTTTTTCTACTACACTTAAAACTGACTTGTTCTGTCTGAAAAGGGACTCGATAACATCGAGCGCCTTTTCATTTCTATGAGCGTTTTCTACAATACCGTAAAGGTACGCGGATTTACCGTCTGCATAAGGGCTTATGGTAGAGTGCTTGTATTCTAGCCAATGAATAATTGGCCTTGCTAAAACTCCTGCTTCTACCAAAGAAGATGGCTTTTGCTCATAAATTACTCTACCTGTGCCTGCGGCAAGACGAAGTGTCGCCCCATCTCCACGCATAAACGTGGCCGTAATGCCGAGGCGATAGTACGCGTTAAGCTTCTTAACCACGGCAAAAAAAGTGTCAGCCCCGTAGTGGTGTACTTCATCAAAAACTACGAATTTGTAATGGTCTTTATCCAAAGCGCTGAACTTTTTAGACCGTTTATTTGAGAAAGCTTGAATAGTCGAAACAGTAAAATCGCCTATTTGCTCCATTTGATCGGCAGAATACCCAAGGCATGTTGAAAAATCTTCTATAGCAGAAGCTTTCGCTTCTTGAGTCTGCACGAGATACAAGGTAGGTACCTGCAACGTATGAATGATCTTGGCTACAACAACTGTTTTGCCTGAAGCAGTGGGCAAAACTAAAGTTCCACGCGTAGCTTTAATGAAAGCATCATGAGCTTCTTTCTGATACTTCCTTAAAGGATGGGGGTAATACCATCCGAAATTAACACTTTTTTTAGGAACTACACGTAGATCGTTAATCGAAACCGTATACCCTAAACTGCGCAATTTTTTCACAGCATTGGTAAGGAGGCCAGAAGGAAAAGTATAAGACTCTAACAAGCGAACTCTTCCAGACCACCTGCCGGTTTGATACGCCGCTGTTCTTTCCGCGTCTTTAACTTTGTAAGAAAGCACGACGCTTAGAGCATAATAGTCGTCTTGCGTAATACTCCCGCGAATTTTTGCTTCAAGATTAAACAAGTCGATAACTACGTTTTTCATGAACTTGCGGCGATAGACTTCTGCTCTTCTTTTGCACGAATAATTTCAGCATAAGCCGACTCTAAAAACGGCGCAGGGCCAAAGGCTATACTCATACCAATAGTGTCATAGACTTCTTTAGATTTCTGCAGAATCTTAAAAAAATCTGGATCGAGGTAATCAATACTTTCAACCAAAGAAACGTGGGCTAGCGTGCCTCTATCTTCTTCTTCTTCACTAAAAAGTGGCACAAAAAACTTGTGCCATTTGTCGTCATTCAGCCAGTCTTGCCTACTTTTTGGGAGAAGTAGCCCAAAAGAATAAAACGCGTACTTACTCCACTTATCGTAATTGTATCCGAACCTTTTTTCAACCAATATACGCGGAGTAAGGACGCCGAAACTCACATAGCACTCATTAAAACCAACAAGGCCGTTTAACGCTTCTCGTAAAGACTCTTTAGAATCCAAGATAAGAAGCTCGCTATTATACCTATTATCATTTATGGAAAGAAACCGCGTATCTTGAAAACGCGGCTCTTGTATCTTTGCTATTTCAATCATTTCTGTGCTCCTGATTTTTTTGCAAAACACTACTAAAAAGATTGTCGAGAAACGCATTCTGGCATTTAATCGGCATAACGCAGCACACAAAAACTTCTTCGAGCATTTTTTCTTTATGCGGAACCGTAATCATTGCAATCATTGCGTTTCTTTCAAGCATTGGAAAACTATCAGAAGAAGTACCGTAAAGACTTAAGTTCTTGTGAACAAGAAGAATCGCGTCATACTTTGACGCTATATACAAATGTTCAAGAGTATCTTTAGAGCAGTACAAATGGTTATACCCGTTTTCGTCATGTGCAGAGCTAAAAATTGCCACACCTGTAGGCGCCACTGCAACGCGCTTATTGCTTAAAAGCTTGCTAAGCAACTTATCAACATCAGGTAGAACAAGGTTTTCAGTAACCACTACAAACTTCTTTTTATTCTTGTCAAAAGAGCACTTAAAAGGAGTGCCTTTTTCGTAAAGGTCACTAAACTCTTTATTCGTAAGAGTGTAAAAGTCCGAAGATAGCAACATGATTGAATCGCTAAAATACCTACCTGTGAAAAAGTAGCTTTTGCTTTTTTCGAGCGGAATTTTCAATTTTATCTTTTCCATAGTCTTATATGTCCTCCCTAAACCTAATAAAAAACGGGTGGCGAATAGACCCAGACTTAAATATCTCGTTACCGCCTACCTCAACTATTTTGCCGATATGCCCTTTAGGGTCTTTAGAGACAGCTTCACGAGTAGCTTCATCCATAGAGCCAAGATGAACGATCACCGTATCTGTTTTATCTTCGATTTCAGCTAGATGGATATTTTTAATCCATCCTTTGGCTTTGTATTTCAAAGCTTCTGAATACTCGTAGCCAACAATGCGGAATTCTTTTGAAACAGTTTTTTTGATCTTAAACCACTCGCGAATTTTACCTCCGACTACAGAGTACCTTGTTTCTAAGAGCTTAGCTATTAGCCCTTCTCCGCCTTTATCGACGATTTGTCGGTAGTAATCCCATGCGGCGTCTACAGACGTTTCTACGCGGTATGGGGACTCCACCAATAAATCTGGGTTAGCCCCGTGAAGCAAGCCCTTTAGAATGGTTTTTCGCTCTAGGAGAGGCTTGTCACCTACAAACCGACCATTTGCTAAGATTACGTCATAAGCCAGATACCTGTGATGGCCTCTCTTTTTAGCCAATTCTGTTTCTGCCTGTGAACCGAAACCGAGCTCTCCAGCTAAAATGGTTTGACCGGAAACGCCTTTATCGTTAAAGAACGCCGCGGCATACTCAAGAACTCCTTCTGGGTTTTTTTCTAACCCATTTCTAGACGTGACCTTCGCTTTTTTTGTGTTGGGCAAAATCTCTAGTGCACCCCACTGACCGTCGAATTTTTCTTCAAGCAGAACTTGTGAGTACTCAGAAAAAAACTCGGCAAATCCTCCTCTCGACGGTTCAATCTTTCCTAAGCATCCTTGATACAAAAGTGATCGATTTTTAAGCGCTTTTTCTAACACGCGGGTCCTCCAACTTTTTTAGGATTATCTTTTTTGAGTGGTTTATCACTTTCTGAAAAAGGTACTTGGCCTGTTCTTCAACCTTTTCATCTTTTTTAGGTTGGGCTGTTTTTTTCAATTCTTCCGTGTGCTTACAAGTTTTTCGGAAAGAAAATCCGCTGCATGTACAATGTTGTGTACCATCATCGAAAATCTTTGCCGTGTAAAACTTACTTGGATCGGAAGAAGACAAAAATTGCTTTTCAAGCATAATCTTCTCCTTGGGTTTTGGTTAGGGAAGAGTAGAGAGTGTAGATAGGTTGTAAAGTTATTTTTGTTATTTTTGTTAAAGTAGCTACAGGTACTCAAATTCCACTATAAAATCAGAAACCGTGTACTGTTTGATAAAGGATTCGTAACGTTCTTTTTTGTCTAAGAAGTCGGGATCACCTTGAGTATCTATGATATAGGTGATCTTATTAAGGGGGGAGTGTATTGAGGGGTCAAAGAACTTCTTTGAGGAATCGAAATAGCTAGACTCGTCTATAAACCGTGAATTATTTTCATTCCAAAAAAAGACTAAATCGGCGAAACTTTTTTTGCTGGCAATTTCCCATCCAAAAAATCTGACGGACAAGGCGCGCAAAACGTGAAAAACTCCAGAGTGTTTATTCATACCGACAGAATCAAAATAAATGATCCGTTTTCTTTCAGGCGAATAAGTAGTATCGAAAGGGAACAACTTTGATGCAAGGTCTTTAATCAGAAAGTCAGAAAACGTATCGTCGAAATTTCGCGACTTCTGCGCCTTAATAACATTGCCGATAACCTTTCCTAAAACGTGGGATATAGACATAACAAAACGCTCAAACTGGCCTCTATCTTCACCATTAACTTTTATCTGCGGAGTGTTCTTGTCTCTTGCGCGAATTTTTTGAGGGACTTTTTCCCATAAATCATAAAGACCCCAACCAGAGTAAAAAGCATTTGGTGGGGCGTAGATAGACCAATCTAGAGTGGCGATATTTAGGTACACATCCGAAGAAACAATTTCAAAATCTGCGGCAAAATACGTATCGCCAAAATCAAACACAGAGTTCTGGCTTATTTCATTGCGAATTATCAGTGTGTATAATCCTGGAGCAAAAGAACCGATAGCAAAATCAAGAAAAGTTTGGACAGTATTCTCCAAACCCCACCAACCGGCTACACCACTGAAAATCGAGGGAGAATTCCAATCTCCTCCTTGAGCGACAACCTTGTACTCAACAGGGGTGTCGAATTTGCAAAGAAGGCCGTTTTCTGCGTGAACATACAAGAAACGATACAAAGAAGGGTCTGGCCAGTCATCCCACAAAAAAGTAGGAGATGCATTATAGACTAAATTTTTTGCGACATTTGGATCAGCGACAGGGAACACCGGCCCCCAAAAATACGGATAACCTATTTCAAAACTCCAAGTGTAATTCAAATCGATAAAACAGAGCACTCTAAAATTGCCCGGACCATAGTCATTGAACTTCAGTGGAATCGCTACCTCTAAACCGTTGCCAACGCCGTTGTTGATTAGATTGCCTTCAAAAAAGTCGACGATAGCTAAAAGCAAAGAAGCGTGAAACGCGGCAAAAGACGAGTAGTCTATCTGGTCTTCATCGACCAAATAGCCGAGAACGTGGGCCCCTTCAAAAGCAGGTGCCGGAAAATTGCGTATTCTTGCTGTAATCACGCTACACACCGCCTATAAGACTTGTGCTGACAGTGCCTTGAGAAACAATTTGTGATGGCTGCAGACTAAAATTATTTGCGCCGAAAAAAGAGCCGTTGTTAAGTTCCGTTATCGTAATGCGCCCGTACTGAGAGAGTGTCTGGTAAAAGAAAGCATATACGGTCATAATTTCTACGTCTTTAACGAAATTTGAACGCAGGTACTTAAATAGCGCAGTAATGCGCGAGTTTAAGAGTGTCTGTGCGGTATCGCGCGAAACATTGGCATTAAGCTTAAACTCTACGCCGAGGTTGACAGGCAAATCACTTGGGATGCGGACATTCACAAGCTTGCCCTCAATAAGACGCTTTCCAACGTATGCCTCAACAGCCTGACGCGTATAAAGCGGCGGAGCATTTCCAGCAATGTCAAAGCAATACAGCAATGTAAGATTTAGCCCACCAACTTCCGCTTTAGCAAAATTTACGCCGTTTACCTGGCGCGCTAAAAATTCGTAATCTCGCAAAGACACGGCCCGCTGGGAGCTGGATTCAAAAAGAGCTAAGTCGCGGACAAGATCAGATAGGGTGGGAGGGCTTGCTCCAGCTGTTGCTGCCGGGTGAACAATAAACGACGTGGGAAGGCCATCGATGCTGGCAATACTGTTTTCACCTATATTGCCGTAGTCTTCTTCTTCGGATTGCGCTGGCTGGATACCAACAGTATAGCGAATGTTAGCATTTAATGGGGGGATTGCTCCGTTTACACCATCACCGAAAAGAAAAGAGACTGTGCCGTCTTCTTCGATCTGATACATGACTTCTTTGTCTGTAGCGGACGAAAGAGCTAAAGAATCTACAGGTTTCCACCACTCGTAGCCTGAACCAGAGTCTACCCACACGCGAAGAGTTCCTGTAATGATCCTGTCTTGAGCGACCCGAAATTCTTGCCATGCAGAACCATCTGATGGAGTAGCAATATCCACGCGCAAAAATTGTCCATAAAATGCTACGATCTCTTTTAGGGCTTCGCCAGCACCGTAGGTAACTCTATCTAAAACAAAGTATTCCCTGCCGTCAATAGCCGTAACTTTACTACCTTCAAGAACAGTATAGGGGTCAGTGTCATCACTTCTTTCTACTTGCATAGTCAGCACAGCGCTTTGGCGTAACTTTGGGAAAAAGCCACGAGATTTTGCAAGACGGTAAAAGCCGGAGCGCGTGCGCACAGTAGATGGAACGCTTTCGTTGTACGCAAAATTGGTATAAAAGTTCGCAATCTCTACGATACCCGCTACAAGCTGCAACAAAGCCCAGTTTACATCCGTGGGAGACCTATTAGTCCATTCTGGAATCAATTTTTTTGCGGAATCATCAAGAAACGCGAGTAGCGAATCGTAATCAAGCGCGGTGTAGTCTATATCAAACTTTGGCATAATTAAACCTCAACCTGAAAAGTCTGGCTTGTGCCTAAGATGCCGAGGCCGAGCACTACCTTTTTTTCTCCTTGTTCTTTTTCTTGCACTAAAACTGAGCGCAGAAAAACATAGGGCATCCATTGAGCCAAAGACTCGGACACGATAATTCGTACCAAATCTTGCAAAGTCTGAGAATTGTGATCTGCATGAACAAGTTCGCTCAGACGAGTACCGAAAGTAGGTTCGTTTTCCAGTTCGCCTAAATCGGTAAGCAAAAGCATCTTAGCCTGCTCACGCACCCCAGCGAGGTCGATAGGCGTGTCCTGAACAACAGAGATTGAACCAGAAGCGTTAATCTGCCATTGTGTCACTACGCTCAAACTCACTCGTTACACCTCGCACGGTAAAATGTCGAAACTAGGGATTTCGGGCGGTGCGGGAATCTCTGGGAGTGATGGCAGCACCGGGGGAACAATAGAGGGCAGAGACGCGGCGGGTAAAGTGAAATTCGGACCGCCTATTCCTGGTAACCCAAAATTGAAGCTTCCGAGATCGAGACCGAAATCTGGAATTTCGGGGAGTTCAGGAAGTTCAGGTAGAGAAGGCAAAATAGGCGGTGTGATAACAGGGAGCGATACAGTGGGCAACGTAAAGGACGGACCACCAATTCCCGGTAAACCGAGGCTGAAACTGCCTAAATCGAGACTGAACGAGGGGATCTCGGGAAGTTCAGGCAGGCTTGGTAACTCAGGCAATACTGGGGGCGTAATTACGGGGAAGTCAAAACAATGCTCTGCTTCCGGGAATCTCTTACATACAATACATGGCATTTATGAAACCGTAACCTGCTTACTCACGAGAGTAGAAGTCAACGGCGTCAATAAAAGTTGCATAGCGGAAATTTGCGCTATTACTGTAGACGCAGCCAGAGCAACCGAGGGCGAATACGACGCAGGCCCTATGAGTGGCACAAGAAACTGCTGTGCGAGTGTATTGAGCGGGTTAAGCATGTCTGAAAGCTGCTGCAGCAACTTATTACCTAAAACGGCGGGCTCTCCACCTGTACCTGTGCCGAGTAACAATTTAGCGGATCTTAGATGAAACGTATCTTCGCAAGTCATTACAACGGAGCCGGCAATTATATCCAATTTATTCGGCTTTAGACCAATATACCCACCTTTTGAGCCATCAGACGCTGTCATGTAGATGGAGTCTTTTGTGACATTGATTAAATTACCGCTCGGTGACATTAACTGCACTTGCTTATTTTTATTGTCAAGAATGATAATAGGGCCTGCTTGATCTGGCTTATCGGCAGTCGGGCCAAAAACTTGTAGAATAAGCAACTCGTTAGTATCGTCGAATTTTAAGTAACTTCCAAAACGGCTACCGATTACTCTATCGTGAACCTCTTCATCATTTACGACAGATTTTGGGCGACCTTCTTTTTTCTTTTCTATGAGAAGTGGGTTATCGCCTGCTTTTTTTGGCTCGTCTACACGCTGTTGGTCGATAGAGGGGTAAGAGCCTACCCATATTGGAAATTCAGGATCGCCTTCTTCAAATTCTATCCAAACCTTTTGACCTGGCTCTGGTACGTGGTAATCGTGAGGAGAAGGGACACACGCCTGACACGGAGGACTTACGACGTAATTGCCTTCATAATCAATACCATAAACTTTTGGGCAGATTACGCGAATTTTTGCGAAGCCTGCACCAACGTCGTCTCCTTCGATGACATCGAATACTGTGGCCTTGTATTTACCGAGAAACAGATTCATACTAAAATGGGGTTCTAGGTGTCCCCGCTGGGACTGTCTCGAACTGTGGGGTTTGGTGGCCCTCTCCACGAACTGTGGCAAGATCTTCTTTGTATATCTCCTCAAACTGAAAAGCGTCATCAAGGTTGAGTTCGGCTTTAAGTAGACGGTGCTTTGCGTCAGATACAGCCTTGGACTCTACCTTGTGGTGAGAAATGACATGACCATTGAATCTTTTAATTCGATAGACGTATCTTTCTTTTGGCTTAGGGCCTGGAGGAGCCGTAGGCTTTGGAGGCAGGGCTTTGTCTATGACCGCATCTACCGCGAAATGCCTAAATTTTACTCCGTGAATATCCATAGAGTACCCTTGAGAGGTATCAATGCGATGTACGACTTTTACTGCACTGTATTTTCCCTGATGGATTTTAGCCAACCCTAAAACGGTAAACGCAAACGGAGTTCCGAAGGCGTTATCGCCTGGACAACCGGTAACTATACATACAAGCTGCTGGAGCATTTTTTTCCTGATATCGAGAAGCGCTTTTTCTTGCGCATCTTTTACCGTTCCAGAGACCTGCGTAGGATTATGCAGAACATAAGAGTCGACCGACTCTTGGGCCGCTTCAATTTTTTTACCTTTTTCTGCGTGGGCTTTTTTTAACTGCGCACGTGTAACTCCTTTTTTGCCTACGCTAACACCAGGAGTCTCGACAAAAAAAGAAGACTTAGATTCGCCTTTTAGCCTTTTCTTGGCTTCTTTCTTTAATCCTTTTTTTATTGCTTTCTGAGAGAACGTCGCATCTTTTGCTAGTTGGCTGATTTTTTTGAGAACGGGAAAGCCGTTGTCTTCTCCAACAATAGCCACAAAGTTATTTCTATACACGTCTTTTGGGTCTCTGTACTGAATCTGTATCTTTTCAAAATGGTCTTCTACAAAAGCTGCGAGGCGCTTTTTTTCATTAGGGCTTAATTCTTCGTTTTCCTTATTTAACCCGGAAGTTGGGGGCCCAAGTGGAATAGGTAAGCTGACTCCACCTACTGAAAAATCTTGATTAACCCCGTACACAAAAACTTTTGAAGCGTCAATAGGAGTATCTGGGTGACCGATATACAAAAAGTTCTCTTTAACTAAATAACCGGTATGATACCTCTTAACAACGTCTTTTATGTAATCCATGAGCGTAGCTTTTGCAGACATAGATGGCTTATACGGCGCCTCATAAAAAGACTTCACGGGCTGATTTTCATTATCCACGACATACGAAACGAAATTGAAATTCTCTTTTTTAGCCACGCGCGTAAGAAATTCAACAACAGTAACAGATTGATTTTTTGTTTCTTTGTCAGAAACGAGACTCGCAAATTCGCTAAAAGGTTGATCAAAAACATCGTAAAGTTTCTCTACGAAATGGCAAATTGCCACGATACCTGTTTCGCGATAATCCCATTCGATATTGTACAGCAAACCCTCAAATAATTGTCGTGAAGCTGGCACAGGCGCTGCAGTATAGTAGTATCCGACTTTTACTTTTACATAAGTCAAATTCATTTCATCGAAAAAAGGGCTATCTGCTTCATTTCTTGAAAGCCCGGAAAAAACAATTACGGCTGAGTTTGGGCCGTTAATCTGATCTGTAATTTCGATGCTCTCAACACGATCTCGAAGAGTTTTCGAAAAGAAACGTTCTACGAAAGTGCTGAATGGTTGCTCATTACCGTCGATGTCTGTGAACTCGATGTCGTAGAAAGCGGAATTTTTATCGTAAAGGACTTTGTCGAGTAAGCTGCTTACGGAAGGATTCATACACTTAAAAAATAACAGCGTACTGAGGGCTGACAGCAATAATAGCTTCATTAACACCCCACTCGAAATATGGCTTATCAGTAAATTCTAAAAGAAGGTCGGTCATGGATATATCACCGTAGAGCGCGGCGGCTTGTAAATCAAGGCGCTTGTAATTTTCTAGTGGCATTGTTACATGCACTTTTTGGTCGTCTGACAAATTCAGGCGAGAACGGAATTCACGAATACGAACTACGTCGTTTCCAAAGAATACGACAGAAGTATTTTGGTCAAACAAAATCATTGTTAGCTCCAAAAATTAGACAGACCGATAAAATTGTTTGCAATACGTGCCATGTCTTCCACATATTGAAGAAGAGTACCGGGCTCAACAACAAACTCAATCTCAAACTGCACACGTGTTGGACGCATGGCGCTATTCAGCTTTTCAATTTTTGGCGTGCACTTGCGAACGTAGCCTTGGACGAACTTTCCCCATCCCAGACCTAAAATTGCCCTCGGTGGTGCCGCGTTTGACGCACCGGCGCCGCCTTTTAGGAGGCCGAAGCTGCCAGCCAAGCTTAAAGCGCCGGTGATAAGCGGGCTTTTTGGTAACTTGAGCTGCTCCATGGCCGAAATTAAGACTTCAATACCTTCCGGGCCAATAGAAGCGTCTTCTTCGCTTTTTACCTCCGAAGTTTTTGCGATAGTTTCTGCGCGAAGTTGTTCGCCTGTTTTACCAGTTGCTTTTGCCGCTTCGAGAGCTTGTTGTCTCTTGAGAAACCCATCCCAACAAGATGTAGGCGCATCTTGGTCGGCACGTAGGCCGAAAGTAAAGATTCTTGAGGAATTACCAGTCCACACTAAACGTGGCGCGCGGGAAAAAGGAGTTTTTATCTCCGCAAATTCTGACTGCCAATCATCCGTATAGGTTTCAGGGTTCCATCCAAATTTAACGAACAGTGGGGGGATGTTATCATAACTAAACAAAAATCCTTTGAAATTCTTTTGCGCAGTAGACCCTAAAAGGGCTGTTACAATGCTGGTCATTTTATCTGCCTCTTAGAAATGCCGCAGCCTTATCAGCCGATAGAGGCGAGGAAGATACGTAGGGTGCCGTACTGCCTTTTCTTTCTGAGGAAACAGAAGTTCCATTTATGCGAACATTTAACTCGCCATTTGCCATATCGCTTTGAATACCTGAACGAACTTCTTGGGCAATACGAGCTTCGTCAGCTTTCGGAACAACAAGATTTATATTAACTTTATTGTCGCCAGGCTTAAACTGAACGGGGCCTTGCACCGGCCCAACAACATCTGATCCTGTAACACTGGAGCCTGTTGGACCTGCCATGATTTTTTTGCCGATGTGGTATGCGCCGTAGCCCGGGATAGCGCCGATTGCAATGTCCTTCCAATCGAGATTGTACTTGTCCATAGCTGCGCCTATGAAACTGCCGAGACCTGAACCCAAGCCCATGCCAGCCATAGCTCCCGGAGCCGCGCCTACGCCACCACCAAAAAATCCGATAGCTGCACCTACAACTCCACCAAGAATAGCAAAAACCGTACTTGCAGTAGAAGATGTTTCTGAGGCAAGACCTTTAGCAATAGTCCACTCATTTTTGGCTTTTTCTATGTCATTTTTTGCGGCCGTAGCAAAATGCTCTGCGCTATATTTTGCGACTTCGGCTTCAGCCTGCGCCTTAGTAAACCCGTGATTCTGTAGCTGCGAAAGCATTTCTTGCTTTTTTTGCTCTGAAACGGCGGCGATATTCTCGGCTGTTGCACCTTGAGCAGTTTGGTCAGGAGTAAGTCCTTTGGCAGTAGGTATTTCGCTCATAGCAGAAACGGCCATTGGGGCCAAGCTTACGGCAGCGCTGATAAGACCACCACCTTTAAGCATGCCTTTAGTACCTTGCCACATACGCTTTAAGATGTTGCCTTTTCCGGCAACACCTACTGGGATACTCGCTCCGGGGTTAAAACCACCGGTAGTAACCATGCCAGCTGCAGACGCTTTTGCAAGAGTAGTCTCGGCAATGGCCGCACCTTGAAGCGAATAAGCCAAACGGGTAGACGTAGCGGCTTTAGTGTTCATCAATAGATTTTGCCGGGTAAGGGCCGCTGCCGTGGCAGTTGAATTAGCGGCTAACGCAGTTTCAGCACCAGTTACGCTCGCAAGACGAGCTTGAAGCGAAGCAAGACCTCCGGTCATAATGGCAAAACCTCTACCGAGTACGCTACCAACAACCCCTAAAACCGTGAGTAAAGCAGTAAATCCAGCGGCAGCCATAAAGCCATACGATACAAATTTTGCAAAAGCTGGATTGTTTTCCCCTATCTTTGTCAACCAAGTTGCAAACGCGCCTATCTTATTTAATAGGGCATCCCACACTTCGAGCGCGGGCTTACCATAAACAGCTTTCATAGTTCCAATAGCGCCTTCGAAAGCTTTTTTAGTGTACTCTGAACCTTTAACCACTTTATCATAAAGCACATCTTGGTAGCCAGAAGCATTTTGAATTTGCAACTGTAGATAAGCGTATGCTTCTGCTCCTTCCAATACCGCAGCTTTTATGTCTTTTCTCCAATTCTTGTGCGCAGTAGGGTCAAACAAGACTTTATTCGTTTTTCTTCCCATGTTATCCACTTCATAAAGCACGTCTCTGGCTTCTACTTTTATAGACCTAAAATTCGCCGAAGACTGTTTAGACAGCATGTCGAAAATCATGCCGAGAGCTCCTTGCCGTTCTACGTTATTTAGCCCGAGTTTATCAATACGTTGATTAAACTCCAAAATCATCTCGCCTGTATCGCGAAAATTTCCATCTGCATCCGTCATCCACTTACGCAACTCTTCATTTGTGCCAAAAATTCTACTTAAGATATTTCGAGCTTGGCCTCCGCGAGATTTGCCACCACCCAGTTTATCTAAAGTGGCTGTGCGAGCAAACTCGGCAAATTTTCTTGAAGTTGCTGCAAGTAACTGACCTGCTTCGGCAGGCTGCATACCGAGGTTCTGGGCAATTCCAGCTTGGACAAGCATACCAGCAAACTTTTTGGGGTCTTTCATAGTAGAGCCGGTTTCTTGCATAGACTGACGCATAGAGTTAAATAGAATAGGGAGGTCTTTTATGTCCATTTTGGCGATGTCTGCACTTTTTGCCATCATATCAAAAGCATAACTTAGCTCGCTAATCTGTTTACCGCCATCAGTAGAGAACTTGTTTATGTCTATTCCGGCTTTGTCGATTGCAGAAATCATAAAATTTGCGGCTTGGGCGATGGTGATTTCTCCGCCAGAAATTACTGCAAACTTATCCGCAGCTTTAGCTAAAAATTCAGCTTTTTCAAGAGAATATCCGCGTTTCAAAAAATCGGTAACAGCATCGCCTACTTCTTTAAGTGTAAAAACCGAATCTACACCAAATTTTTTAATCATGGCTTCTGCTTTTTCGTAATCTTTGGTGCCTTTTGTAATACCACCAAACATATCGAGCTTAAGCATGACAGCCTCTAATTCGCGCGCCTCTTTGATTAAAGAATTAAAGGCCATACCCGTACCTGCTGCAGCAACACCTGCGGTTAGTGCCAACTTGTCTGCTTTCTTTGAAAAATTGTCCGCAGATTCGGATATTTGACGGAAGCTCTTCCCGCCATCGCCTTTAACTTGATTTGTAAAATTCTTGTAAGAAGCGCTCATCTTATCCAGACCGGCAGAGGCCATGTCTTTGAACGTAGCGACGATGCCTAGAATGGATGTCTCTGTCGAGGTCATAGGTGTAACTTACCGTCCTTTGGGTCCTTAAATTTTTTCGTTACTACTTCGAGCATAACGGCCCGAACCCTTGATGGTACTGACATGGTATCATGCCAACTCCACCCAACAAATCGACCTAAAATCAGCGCTTGATAATAGATCGAGGCGTGATGCTCTCCCTCTTCGACAGTCGGGTCTGGGTTCTCATCGAAGAGGTTTAAGCGAAGAAAAAACTTGGGGCCCCTAAAACTTCTTGCCTTTTACCGCATTTGAAGCAGGAGCTTTCTTTGCCGTACCCAAAAGACACCGCGTAATCGTCATACGCAGCTTGTATATCGTCTCGCTGCGACTTAGTCATACGCTGGTAATCAGTGATCTGTAAATTTGGCTTACCGGGGTAACGGCAAGATCGGGCATAGATATACGAACGTACTTCGCCGTTGTTCGTATCCACTGACCCGAATTTTTTGTAAAGCTCACGAGAAAGCTCACTATTATTTACAATAGTGATCATGCCTTCTGTGTACGTCAAAGTCTCTTTCTTGTCTTCCTTGACTATGTTTTTAACATAGGGTTTTTTGAACTTAAAAGGCGCTGCAACAGCGCCTTCTTTTAGCTTATTGATCACCTTAAGCTCTGAGCGTTTTCTTTTTTCCGTATTATTAGCGCCGCAAAATCGACAAGACCATTCAACAGTATAATCATCTCCGACAGAAAGAATCCCTATTTGGTTTACAAGATTATCTCTATCAGGGACGGCCAATTTAGCGGCATCTTCTTCGCTAAAAGACACTCCTTCTACTGTAGGGTAAGAACAGCGCCAGACGAGATTCACAAGATATTCGACCGGCGCGTTTCTTATTTGCGGCTGATTGACATGCTCTTCGTCGTAGCCTACCACTTCTCTTACAGTTAATTTTTTGATGTCTTGCCCTTCCGAATTTTTTATCGGAAACATGAGCGGAACTTCTTTTTCAAGACAACCTTCCATTTTAGCCATTTGTAATCAACCCTCCTGAAACTTACAGATTGACTGAATCCCAGCCATCGTGCTGCATTTCTAATGTTTCAACCCATGGAGCAGAATCTTTGGCGTTAAGGTCTCCAAGAATATACTTGGATGGCCACGCTCCGTACACGTTAATCTGCTTGTAGTCAGTGCCGTCACGATTGGAGACAATGATGTACAAGTCACGCTTATATTGACGGGATGGTTCCGAATTACGACTCCACACACGCTCATACCATAGCTCAAAATATGAGTTATCGTCAATGCCTCGGATCAGTGTAATCGGACTTTGTTTTGAGACGCCGGGGAGAGTTTTTGTGAAATTATCATCACCTGTTCTCCACTCAACGACCTCTGTTTCTTTTTGCAAACCGTTAATCTCGGTAAACGAACCGATTTGCTGATTTGCGTTATCGTAAACGCGAAAGCGATACTTGTGACGAACTTCTGGGTTCGGCGCGTAATATCCATTCGCAAATGTTACTGGTGCTGGCATGTACCTACCTCCTTACACGCCTTCGCTTACGGAGGTTTCACCACCGAGTTGCGAAAGTTCGATAATCAGGAACTCGTTTGTTTTCTTATTCCAAATACCGACCTGGCTGCGCGTAATGCCTTGTTCTTCGTTAGACGGTGGGTTAATCTCACCATCGACTTTTACGAAGTACGCTTCTGACTTGCTCTGCCCTCTAAAACCGCCTGCTCGCCAATGCCGGAATAAAAAAGACTCGAACGTATTTGTCAATTTTCTCCACAAATCCGGGCCGGTATCGTGGTGGGCAGCGAAAGCGGACGACTTTTCAAGAGACATAGCGACATAGTTAGTGTTACGTCGTGAGCCGATGAACCGGAAGTACTTTTGTTGTGAAACCGTACCTGTACGACTACCCCAAATAACGAGTCCAGCATTTGGCATAATTCGCAAAACATTTACTCGGTTTTCGTTGAGCACTCCGCCTTTAGTATCGCCGATACGTACTTCGATGTCTTCTACGCCAGTAAACGACAAATCTGTCCCTGCTGGGGATGACCATACACCACGCTGCGGTAATGCGTCGTTGACCATGTATAGGCCAGCGATAGCCATAGTAGGCGAAACCCAGTTTCCATCGGTCTTAATCCATGGGTAGTACGCGGAGTAACGAGAAGAGTCCTTTGCCAAAGTTATAGGCATATACACCTTCGCGCCATCAAAACCGATGTCGTAAGGAAGTGAGTGCACAAGGTGGCTACGGGGGTGATACCGTTCGACCCATGCGATAAGTTCATTTACGACTGTAATATCGTTTTCTTTATCTGGGCATCCTAAAACGAGGATTTCTTTCACAGTGTTATATCCGTGAATACCTGTCTCAGCATCAGAATCACCAGTATAATCTGAATTTGAGAGTCCTACGAGACCGTCGTCACCGGAAACAAGCGGAATAGGGGTTGCAAAACCTGTTACAGGGTTTGTGGGCCCTAAAACTGATACTCGAATTTCTTCTGACCCACTTGGCGAGTTTATTTCGAGCTCGGCGAAATCCGCGCGCAAATTTCCGAGAGTGTCAGTGCGCTGATTTTGCAAATTGTCGAAAGTTCGTCCAACTACCCCATCGACCCATTCGGTAATTTTGTATGTTCCACTGATAGCGCCTGCGGAAACAGAGACAGCTAAGCCTTTGTTGTTAACAAAGTCTGTGTTAGCGTATGCTCCATGCCAGCGAGCTTCTACCTTAAGGACTGGGTTACCTTTTGCGGTTACCGAAATCTTGAAAGTGTCACCGACCGATACTGATCCAGCATTTGTAAGTGTAAGCATGACACCTTTAGTGCCGACAGCAAAAGCAACACCGGTTGTTGGGGTAACTGTAGAACTAATAATTCCGTGTTCATCGCCCCCAATAGCCGAAACTTGAAATGTAGCTGCGCTACCGTTAAGCAAACCGCCGGTCAAGCACGTAATCACATAAGTTGCATCAAACAACCCTGTGTAAGTGCCACTGGATACGTGCGCTGTTCCAGTGCCTACGCTTTGAACAGAGGCGCCGATTGTAGCCGGAACTGCTACATCGCCGTCGCGCAGAATAACCGCGGATTTTTTAGCCGTAATCGTTGCTGCGTCGGTAATGTCTGTATAGTGAACGACGCGCTTAGTCCATAGAACTCTTCCGCCGTTGCGAAAAAAATTCTTGGCTTGCTGGTTTGCAGAATACTTAAGATTGGCGTTTGAATCCAAATCTTGAAGTTGTCTGCCATAAAGCCTCTTCCATTCTCCGAAAGAGGTTACTTGTCGTGCTTCGATTGGCCCCTTTTCCGTGACGCAAAGCATTGCGCCAACACCGGTAGATACGAGGACTGGCGCCACCGCATCTGCAGGAACTTCTTCTAAAAGCACGCCGGGACTTTGGTTCAAAGTCGAAATTGGCATACCTTCCTCCTGTTAGAGTTTAATATCGATATCGACAGGTGTAAGCCTACTTGAGTCAAGAATCGAGCCATCATCGCTAACGATTTTGGCCGAATTTGCACCTGCGCCTCGCGCAGTCTCTGGTATAGGCCCCACTTTAATCTTAATCGATCTGGCTCTAGTAGCTTCTCTTTTAGAAGTCGTAACGATGCTGAACTCTGTTTTGTAGCGGTATGCACGTCTATATGTTTTGTCATTGTTCAATTCTACAATGTCATCGAGCATCATTACAATCCAGTCATCTTTTTTACCGGATTTTTCAGACACTCGAAACTCGCTTACTCTTTTAAGCCTTTTCAAAAACTCCGTAGCTAACCAATTATCCACTATTGGGTCTTTCGTCAAGTGTTCTATGATTGTAGTGCACTGCACGGGTATAATTTCTCGTGTAATTATATCTATCTTTTTAACGTCGCTTTTTTGGGGTATTCGAGCAACTTGCTTAAGATCATCTGAATACTCGTGGATATAGGCATTTTCGTGGCGAATACGAATTTCAGGATCATAAGTAGCTTCGTTAAAGTCTTTTACCAGCGCGTTGGCTATGACCGTAGGACGTACCCAAGTTAATACTCCGTCTACGTTGAGCGAAATTTTGAAATCTTCCGCGGCGAAAAACTTATTCTTAAAAAAAGAGTCAATGTCATTAAAATCGGCCATGGGTTACACCGTCCCCGTTTTATGAAAATCGCGTTTCATCTTAGCCATATATGGGTTCCAAATTCGCTTTTTCCACTCTTTTATTGAAGGCGTAATTAGGTCTCTACCTGGAACATCTCCCCAACCGTACATCAAACGCTTTAATAGAACGCCATAAGTGGTATTCGATGGCTTGTGGACTTTTTTTGCATCCCAGCCGGCCCATGCCCCTAAAACTTGGCCTGCGTCAGAACTATACTTATGCACACCGATGTCCCGGTAGAGCTCCCCGGTTTCATAGTACACACGAGTTTCGCCTTTTTTTCTACGAATGGTAGATGCAGCTAACTTTGGAACTTTTAGGTCTTGTCGATCTATATGGCGTCGAACGATCTTTGGAAAAGCGTTTAGGGCACGAATAAAATCAGACCGCGGAATTTTCTTGAGTAACGATTTCTTACCAGTAATATAAGCAGTAATTTTGCCGGACTCTTCATTAACTGTGATTTTCAAAGACATCCGTAAAATCCTCTTTTGGCGGAGTAGCGTACTCTTCTTTCGGAAAAGCTGCTGGCGTAACCGGGACTGGCTGACTGACGTTGGGATTTATTTCAGGCTCTCTTTTATGGGAAACAATAGGCTCTACACCTGACTTTACCTTAGATTTTAATTGAGCGGTCTTAGCGGTCGGGGCTTCTGGTGGTTTGACGTACTTATCGCGAACTTCTTTTTTTTGATCGAGAAGTGGTGCCTTGTTCATATAAAAAAGCGTGCACAACGGCCCCCCATAAATTACGGGGTTAGCAGAACCGACGTTGTAAACGTGACCTTCAATGATAGCCTGGTCTTTTTCAGAAACTCCACCAATGCGTTCAATCTCGGAAGCAGCCACTAAAACAAGCATGTCTGCCGTAACGATAGATTGTGGGCTGTTCGTAAATAGGTCGACGGCTTTTGTAGGTAGAAAAAAGGCCACGAGAGGTACAGGGCTTTCATACTCTCTTTTAGCATCGGAATTGAAAGTCTTATCGTATTTACTCGGGCGAAATTTTTTCCATTGTACGGGCAGTTCTTTACCTTCTAAGCCGGAGACCGATTCGATAGCTTCTCGAACGGTATCGTATAGGTCTTGATATTCTTCGCCAGTTACCGGCATTTATCTACCTACATCATCCTGTCCAATTTTCTTCTTATTCGAGAAGGGCTTATGTCTGAATTTGAGTAGAGGTCTTTTCTGCGAATTTTTACTGAGTGGATTCCACCTTCACTCGTTGCTGTATCGATGTTGTCCATAGCCATTCTATAGCCTTTATCATACGACTCAGCAAGATCGAGATAGTGCCGCATAATTTCACCTTTTTGTAGGGTCAAGCCGCCGGGTAAGGTAAGAGAATGAAACTTGGCAGACGCTTGCGCTAAATCGCGACATATACTCGACTTTGCGAGCATAAGCACTAAATCCAATTCGTGATCAGGGATTTCGCTAAAATTGGTGTATTTGCCGTGCCGAAATGCGGCTGTGCGTAATTTACGCAAATAGTAATCGTCATCGTGGACTTTTTTCTCTCGATTATCGAAAACGTCATTTCGGATAGCGAGGATGAGCGAATCAATGTCGTCAGGCAAAATAGGGTCAGAAAACTGCGACTCTACGAGCGTAGACGATTGAAAACGGAACTTAAACCAGTGGCTCGGGTCAGTGTACTCTCGCGTGCCGTATTTCTTAACGCCTTGAACAGCTCGAAATTTGTCGATTTTTTTATACGTGCCTTCGCGAGAATCGGATTCATAAAGCACTATGTACTTTATATCGAAAGATTTCTTTTCAATACGTCCATCGACATCTTTTTCTTGCGCAATAACGTCTCCGTCAGCTTTTATGATAGGGTCGGACACATCCGGGACTTCAATGAGAAAAAAGATTTCTTTTTTTAGTTCGTTAGGCATCTTGCTTTCTTGCTTCGGAAAGCGCGATGGCGATGGCCTGCTTACGAGATTTTACAAGAGGGCCTTTATGACCGCTACGAAGCTTGCCTTCTTTCCACTCACGCATAACTTTCGCCACTTTCTTTTTTTTCAAAGCCTTTGCTTTCAAAATAGACTTCATTTTAAGCCAACTTTGCACGCACGATAAAAGTTTCAGGCTCCTTTGTGAGGGTCTGCACTGAACCTGGAACTTTGGCTTTTGCCTGGATTGTCCATTTATCGCCAAGGGTTAGAATACCATCCCCAGCACCTGATTCGGTAATGCGCCCAATTACGCCTTTTGTCCCAATAGCGAATGGCACATTCTTTTGTGGGGTAACATACGTTACGTCTGTTTCAGCACCGACAGGAGTAACCTGAATCGTACCTAAAACCGCATTACCTTGAGTAGTAATTACGATGGTAAATCCGGTAGCAGTACTACCGCCAGAGTCTGCGGTATCTGCTACGTTACCTGGAGTATCGAATTCGATAACAACCTGATCAGCCGCACCAGTAACAGTTACGTTTGAAAGAGCGGTGTCGAGAGCAGAACGAAGCGCGGTAGCTACATCGTCTTCTGTAGCATCTGTAGGGATAGGTACTTCGATACCTGTAAGACCGGAAAGTGCGGGGTCTCCACCTGCACCATTTACGTTAAACCAAACGTAATGAGTGTCGCTCAACAAGAAATACTTGTTGTTGAGACTTCCACTGGAATCGGCAATAGTGGTGATTGTAACCACTTCCTTTACACCTGGCGAAAATACGCCTTGCGTTGTAACTTCGAGGTTGTAAACGGTGTCTTGATTACCGATAAAGACGCCCGAAGCACTCAAAGTATCGTCACCGGTATTTGCGGCATCTTTTTGTGCGGCGTAGACTTTTGCTGGCGTTTCAGGCAGATGAAGTACCACGTCGTAAGCAAAACTGCCGGCGTCGGAAAGATCTTTGAGCGTTTGAGTGTTTGCCCAACGATACTCGGCAAGACCGCTTGCGGCGTTGGTGATAATGAAACGTTTTTTGAACTTGTTTGCGCCTATAGCGCCATCTTCGCTGCGAACATTGACGACTAAAAATAGATCGTGACCATCCGTAAGCGGGTATGGGTCGATACCGTTGTCTTGAAGCACTTGGACACGCAAAGCTGGGTATGAGTCGCCTTGCACCATGCTTTCTATTTCTGAGCGGTTGAGTATGGCGATTTTCATAACGCTACTTCACTGCTTTTGGGCAACCGGCGGGTTGACCTATTCCTGTGACTTTGTGCGGCCAGTCATTTCCGAGAGTTTTCCCACAATGGTTGCACCGAAACTCTTTTTGGCTTTTTTCATCTTTGGGTATGACGGCGGTGACTCCTGCGGTGCCGATTTGACACCCGACTGGTTTTTCTGCGTCCTTGTCCAGCGACTTGACGGCACCTTTCTTGGGCTCAATCTTTGGAGCTGCACTTTTTTCTGGATTTTTACCTGCGACGTTTCCTTCTTTTTCAGAACCGGTACTCGCTGTGTTTTCATTTTCTTCTGCCATTTTTGGCCTCCGTTATTTTGCTGCACAAATACCTATACCTGTGAGAGTTCCTAATGCGAATCCTGTTCCGAATTTCCAGAAATCAGCTTTTACTTTAGCCCATACCCCTTTTGGGGCGTCAGGCGCTTCTTTTCTGGAATAGAATATAGGTATGGTGAATGTCCGGTCAAATGTCGCGTCGTCAATCCGAATACGCAAAACCATCCTAAAGATGGCCCTATACTCGTAATCGGCAACAACCACATCTTCGAGTTTTTCTACCTCGACAATTTCGATACTGTCCTGGCCTTTTACCAGAGAGTCATAATACTTGTAATATCGAGCCATTTCATAGGCTTTAAGAATGCGCGTTTTTTCTTCAGAAGAAAGACAGCTTTGGATTTTCGCGGACGTAGGCGAAGATACAGGCGAGGGTTCAGACAAAGGCAAGGTAGAGGCTTGCACTACCCGAGAAGCACAGTCGAGAGAAACAAAACTAATCAAGACCGCGAATATGCTTTTCACCGGCATTTATCTCTTCCTCAGTCAGCGGATTTTCTACCACAGGCTTTTTCTTATCTGACTCAGCTTTCTTCCAACCGTCGATACCTACTCTATCAATATTCGGATCTGGAGCGCCTTGACTAGAAGGTTTTCCGCGAAACTTAAAATACAAAATTAAACTTGCGGCCGCACCAGCTAAAAATACCCATACAGCTTTCGGAATGGCTTTGAGGTTATTCCATATACTTGATAAGCTCATAAAACTCCTTGGAGCACATTTCGCGCGATGTTATACCCAAGAGCGATTTTATCATCGTACATGTTAGGATACCATTCAAGTGAAGATGGAAACGGCGGATAGTCTGGCGAGAGTAGAACAAACTTAGAATCTACCCAATACTTCTGACCTTTTTCGATGTCGTTTTCCCAGATTTCTTGAAACATGCTTTCTATAGCTCGAAAGGTAAAACCTAAAATGGTTTTGCCGAAATCTTTTTTGGGTACTTCGTACACCGGGTTGGTTAGACCGATGATATAAAGATCCGCATCTGGGCACGCCTCTACTGCGCGTTTAACTGGTATAGGCTCTACCAACCCGCCATCCCAAAAATACTCTCCGTTTTTTTGTACTGGCTCAAAAGCAAGGGGAAAAGCAGCAGAGGCATAGATGAAATCTTTAATCAGATGGCGGTTGTCTTCAGTGGACTCCACGTAATGCACTTTCTGAGTAGTGATATTCGTAGAACACGAAATGAATCTTTGGCGCGATTTGATCAAAACATCTACATCAACAAAAGCGTCGATTTTATTTCTTAGCGGCGCAGCGGAGTACAAAGACTTCTTAAAAATACCTTGCAAAAATGAGAACGGAAAATGGTGCCTGTAGATGTCCTTGTGGCTACCTATGGAGTACCAGATTTTCATTAGCTCGTCGAATCGATTTTGTGCGTACATTGCGCCTTGTAAAGCTCCCGTAGACGTGCCGGTAATAACTTCAAATTGAACGTTTTTTTCGGCGAAATACTTACAGTAGCCTACCTGAACGATACCGTTTGAACCTCCGCCGGAGAGGATTAAACATACTTTCATGGGTTACTTCCAGAATTTTTGTAGCATATACGTACCGATAGAGCCTAAAAGACTCCCTACAACGGCTATCTTAGTAGCCATACGCATAACTTCAATCTTAATTGCGTTTTGTTCTTCGCGAATTTTTTCAATAAACTCTTCGTGAATTTTGTCTTTTTCTTCGAGTTGATCAACACGATATGCAAGAAGATCGTATGCGTTATTCTTTTTTATCGCCATTTTGCCTCTTGTAATACATGATCGCGCGGATCATGTAATATACGACTACAACAGAAAAAAACTCTGCAACGTAAGCGAACATTATTTTCGAAGCAAGCCAGTACCCGGCAACAATCGAAAGATGTCTTAAGCTTGCGTAATAGAGGATGTTCTTAATGAAAATCTCATTCTCTTCTGTAGATTGCATAACTGTGTAAGCGACATAGTAATTTACAGCGGTGACGAAATATGCCCCCATAGGAATCTTTGAGTAAATAAGGTACATAAAAAAGTTAAACCCAAGAGCATAAACTTTTGCCCAGTTTCCTTTATCGTAATAGCGTAAAAAAGCGAAGATAAGCAAAAAAGAAGATAGAGGCAAAAAGTCTGGAATAAACATGCCGATAAAATCGACAGCGAGCGCAATACAGATCAAAACATAAGTAACACAATCTACGCGACTAAAAACGGCGCGAACAAGGAAAATTGAAAAGATCAGTTGAAAAGGAATCACGATTAAACTGTGCGTTTCCATGTGTTACCTCAGTATTCGTATTCGTAATCGGCAATTATGCTCGGTTCACCTTGTCCAATATATCGAAGTCTCAGGTACACTCCCTGTGGAAGCTTTCTTTTACTTGAAAGAAAGTCGTACTGTGGTGGGCGTATACGCACAAACTGCGCCCCTGAAAGAATCTTTTTTCGAACAACCCAACCCAACACGGTACCGTAGCCATGACCCAGTACATTGTCGAGGTCAATAACCTGGACTTCGATAGAATCGCCTCGAACTGCGCCTTCGCCTATGTCCAAAGAGCCTTGGTACAAAAAGGCCTCTACATCGGTGGTTTCATCGTTTGCTTTTAATTTGAAATCGGCTATAAATAACCCATCTGTGAGAACCACATCAAAAGCTTTAGAATAATAGATATACTTTTTTTCTCCAGCTTTTGCCATCCAATTTTGCTCAAAATCAAATTGATCTGAACCTTGAGCCGGGTTTTCAACTAAGTCCATGCCACAAACGTAAACAATATAAGCATTTCTTTGACAGTAGATTACTCGACGAGAACCATCATCAGAGTCGTCAAAATCAAAATATAAGTTATTGTACGTAAGGATATTTTTTAGCTGAGACCAAGATTTTGAAATCTCTATCATTATTCCTCCGTAAATTCGATAAAACCACTAAGAGTAGGGGCGAAATTACCGGACGTATTACTTAAGTTAATGCAAAGCTGTTCAGAATTTCCCCTTAACGTAATAGGTTGCACATGCTCTCTAAAAGAGTCAAAAAGAGCAACATCGCCCGAAAGAGTGGCTGAACTAGCCAATGGGAAAAGTTTCCGAATAGACGCAAGTGTACCTACAGCGGTTCCTTGTATTGGAGCGGACGTATATGAGCGCGCGACCGCGGTTGCTGCGGCATTGCTACTATCCAAAGGTACGGCGGCGATCGGGGAACTTGTACCGCCCGTATCAGCCGTAGAACGCAGGATAAGGTTAACTGAACCTTGTTGCGCCGTAGAGCCGTTACCACTAATCAAGACTTTGTGAATCTTGACTGTTTTAGACGCACTACCTAAAAGGGTAATTAAGTCTCCATTTGTTCCCGCATTTACCGTGTACGTTGCAAGAGACGCGAAAGCGGCGCGATACGTTGCGGGTAAAGCCCTTGAACGTAAATTTACATCGAGGGAGCGCACACCCAAGCCTTCGTCTTTTGATGTAAGAAAATTACCGAGAGCGTCGCGTAAAAGCGCTTCGACTTCTCCGATAATGAATTGAATCATGATTCAACCCCTGTAACACTAACAATCTGACCACTAGAGCGTGATAATGTTCCATCGTAGGTTTTCACTAAAAATCCAGCTTTATCGTACTCTTTATGCTGAACCTGTATTACGGTAGAGCCAGAACGCGTGACGTTTATTTCGCGGATTTTTTGCACTTTTGCCGCCGAAGTCCAGAGTATGGCCGAAGAAACCAAGCCGCTGGTACGTGAAATTTCCAAGTAAGAATCCCGCAAGGGGCCTACGAGATCCCCGTCGTAGTACACAGAGCCGACACGTAAATTTCCGTAAATCAAGTCCAAATAATTGCGCAACTGTAATTCGCCGCCTACGTTTTTAAGAATAGGGCCGTTACCTGGCTGTAGCTGAAAAGACGCAGAGCTTGTATGGGTATCGGTGTTCTGCAAATGCTTTTTTGAAACCGCGTCTAAAAGGTCGGCGTTTGTTTGGTCATATGTATCGAGTAGCGCTTTATTGGCATGAGAATGCCTGGCAGCGGAATTTAGAGCAATTTGATCGTGCGCGTAAAGAGCCTCATGAGAAGTTATCGCATCAATGCCTTCTTGATCTGTTTCATACTTTTCCCAGGTAACGCCGTTACTGATATACCAACCTTTTACGCGCCGATTTATACCGATAATGCCTGTAGTCGTTAAAACTTTGGCGATATGCTGGTTATTCGTAGCGTCTGCTGGCGGTAACTCGGCATAGGTATTGTATTCACCTAAAACAATGACTGCTGACCCACCAGAGATGGAGCCCGAAAGCTTTGAGCCAACATGTATCCACAGGTAATTAAACACCTATATTCTCTCCCATGGATAGACAGTTACGGTTGTGGCGACAGTCTCATTACCGTTTCCAGGAATTATGCGCTTTTGATAAGTAATCGGTGTAGGGTCGGTTTCTGATGTCTTGTACACGCGTTCCCAACGAACCATATCCTTTTGGCTATTGTAGTGTAGGCGCTCGTAAATAAGCAGGGCATGATCTACAGGTATTATATCAAGAATAGGGTGCCCCAGCTTATCATGCATATGGACAAAGGGCGTGTCCTTTGACGCTAAAGGTGGTAGATCATTAGGCCCTGGCATTGCTTAACCTTGAGATGTTTGACTTTTTGCGTCTAAAGCGGCTTTAACACCATAAACGCTGAGAGAAATCATGGCAACTGCATCGAGAGATGCTTGTAAAGCAATCAAAACAGCGTCACTGAAACCTTTAGCTTGCAAAAAAACCATAAAGTGGTGAGCCGGGAAAAAGACAAGGCAGACTTTTTCTACAATAGCTAAACTCACAAAGATTAACGCAAAAGTTTTGCGCGTTGAAAACTGGTTTTTTGCGTCTGTAAAGAAGGCGTGCCAAAAGGCCGCTAAAATGCGTGATACGATATTCCTTTTTTGTTCTTCCATTTTAATCCTCCAAGAAAAAAGATTCCGGGACAGAGACTTGATGTTCGATCTCTTGTTTCAACCCGGCTTTTTTGAAAAATTTTAACGGGTCTTCTGGTGACTTCCAGGTTTGATTGCGCTCATCGAAATCATAGACCTCAAAATGCAGATGCTCTCCCATGCTATACCCTAAATTTCCTGTGCGCCCTAAAACTTGTCCGCAGGTAACTGAATCCCCGGGCTTGAGGCTTGGTATAACCGAGACATGGCGGTACACATACATATTGTTGGACTTCTTGCCAATTAACACGAGATACGGAGTCCATGCACGATCTTTAGGCGCAATTTCTTTCCATACACCATTAACACGCTGAAATCGCACAGGGTATTGCGTATCTGGAACGACGACCTTTTTGACGACTGCGTCTTCGCAAGCGATAATATCGGGGTTATCGAAAGAGCGAAAGTCTACACCAGCGTGCCACACACGCTTCTCTACGCCGTTTGGTTTCAAAATGCGCCACCCAAAATTGGAAGTAACAACAATCGGTACGCGCTTGGTAGGCCATGTTAAAGACGTAGGCTCTTCTGCTTTTTTACCTACTTTCTGTAAAACCTCTTCTTTTGAAATCTTTTTTGCGCGATCTTCGGATTCTTGGGTGTTCCACCCATTTTGGTTTCTTAGCAGCGCTGTTTTAGAAAAAACACCTTTTAACAGCGGCCACAAGAAATTCATAAGTGTGACTAAAAGCTGCGTCATAATTTACTCCTTAGTAATCTTGGGCGTCACCTGTAAAGCATTATGGAACTGGAGGTCCATCTAACGGAATAATCATACTGAATCTTAAAAACTCTGGGTTACTGATTGCTGGAAACGCCGCTTGAATAGCTTCATCTCCGGCGTGCGCAATACAAGCAGAGGTAAAACCAGTTAAGTAGTCTGCACCTTGATTTACTAACGTACCAATTCGTCCGGTGCCTAGAGGACCGCCTGATTTTGGAGTTCCTTGAGGCATGTTGAAAATAATTTGCGTAATATTCGTACCACTTGTACCATTGCACTGAATATACGCATCTAAATAGCAGTATCCTCCTTCAAAGCGTAGTTTGTATTCTGCGTCAAGCACTGTCGGGTTAACTGTAGCGGTCCATGTAATGCCTGCAACAGCTCCAGAATAAAAGCTATTGGCTCTTTCTACGGCAATCACATGCCATCCTATCGGTCCGAAAGAAGCATTATTGTTATAGCGCAATTTTACTTTATCGTTTTGGTAAAGCCACAAGCTGTGACCATCTTGAGTAAAGATTTTTCCATTACTTATTCCGCTAACAGAGTTGTGCTTCATTTCAATAGCCAGAGTTCCTACTGTTGCATCTTGTTGTATGTTTTCCAGAACAATCACCATTCCATCGGCAATGTAGGTGGCTATACCGGGATAAATACCGTGTAATGTAGTTAAGCCAGTAAGGTTCGAATAAAAACCAAATTTCCTAGGAAAATACGGACCTTGTGGGCCTATTTGAGAAATAGCTAAGTTACTTAAAAGCTGTGTGGAGCTGCCAGCAAACAAACGAAGGCTTTTATTCGTTGTGTCCGATATTCTCCAAGTAATATCTGCAAGACGTTGATCCGAAACTTGACTAATTCTTTCTTCACCTGGATTATCATAATACAGTGTTCCAGATCCATAACTAGAAATATCTGCTCCACCATCAACAAGCGTATGATCTTCTATAGCGATCATAGAACCTGAAACTGAAGTAAAAACATTACCAATCCTTGCGTAATCAAATAGTTTAATTCTGATTGCACTATTTGCCGAAGCCGCGTGAAAGAGCGTACCATTATTGCATCTGGATTCTTCTGTTAAGATTATTTCAAAATTATCCCCATTATTAGAAGCCCTAAAAACAGGTTGAGATCCAGAATTGTCTATCGCTGCCTTTTTAGAAAATCTTGCGTTTTTGTAAATGCCTGAAGTCTGTGAAACTGGCGCAGTATAATTATGAAAAATCATAGAAATTTCACAATCTATCGGCCATTGTGTTATTGTTGTGCCATCAGGGAAATCGAGAGTGGCATTCGTATCTACACGGCTGATGTTTTTGAATACGCATCTACTAAAATCGTAAGTATTAGGCGTTGGCACATAGTAAGCGCCATTTTCAAGATTAAAATACACGATAATTGACTGGCTCGTGGAACTTGCGATAGCGTTTGCGAGGTTATCGAAATTGTCGTAAAGATTTCCACCCGGAGCCAAATCAGGGTTGAAATAGAAAACCTCTTCTGTTTTATTACCAATCAATTCATTAACGCGTTCTTCGTATCGTTGAAGCACATTGAGTGTTCCATCAAAGTTAGTATGCGTAGCAACGTATCCGCCAGAAACTAGCACACGAGAGTTAATGTAAATTACACCGTTGCCTGAAAGACCATTGGAGAAAATGTCGTTTTGAGAAAAAAAAGAGCTTTCTGGGACTCTCCATATATCTAAAGACAAAGAACCTTCACAAAAGATAGGCTCACTCCCACCACTTTCCTTAAAGAAAGGACTTATCCCTGTATGAACAGAACAAGTAAGGTTAGAGCCAGAGGATAAGTGGATAGCTGCATGCGTTGCACTGCTAGCATTAACCACAGAAGAGTCTCTAATCACTAAAAGACCAAAACTACTTACAGTATACAGTGGAGCAGAAGTATTGTTATTTAAGATTCGTACACCTTCAAGTAGCCGCGGAAAACCAGATAGCGTAGTACCATCAGCAAAGGATAGGCCGGGAACAATAGAAGCATTCGAAGAAACAATAGAAACATTAGATAAATCATACGTTCCATCCGGAACGGCAGCATTCTGAAAAAGACCGACCTTATGCACTACAATCTCACCACCTACCGGCCCCCATGATGAAACTGCGGCCATAACCTCTGCCCATGTCTTGTAACGATTGTCAACCGTAGCTGCAATATCTGGATCGTAGATAGCGATATTGGATGTTCCACCGCTACCGCCAGATATTGACACAATCGTCTTATCATTTACAGGGTCGTCAGTAAGAGTAACTCCAGCCCCAACAAAATCAAGTGCTGATCGCTGAGTTAAAGGGGAACCTTCATCTTGAATTACATGGCCACTGCCACCTGAAATTGTTCCTGGCTTCCACTTGCTTTCTGTATCATACCAAACGAGAGCTTGCCCGTCTGTAGGCGGGGTGGTTTCGGTATCTACATCGGAATGCGCACTAATACCTGCCTGAGAGTGAGTATAAGCCGCTTCGATATTTGCATTTGAAACTGTATAAGTTTCTAAAAGCGCGTAATTTGAGTGCGTGTGTTTCTTATTAACAGCATCAGCAAGATCGGCTTCTGTTTGTGAATAACTGTGAAGCAGAGCAAGATTAGCGTGAGTGTGCCTTTTTGTAACTGCGTCTGCAATATTAGCATTTGTTTGCGTATAAGTTTCAAGCAGCGCAAAATTGGAATGAACGTGACGCGCAGCGGTGTTGGCAGCTACATCAGTATTTGCAGAGACAAGTGCGTCATCGTAATACTTGTTTGCGCCTTCAGGAATGTCATCTGTAGTTAAAGCTACAGCACCGACTTGGCCATTTACAGAAATAATCTTATCAGTATTATCAAATTTTTTCCATGCTTGGCCAGAACCTGTATCGAAACGCACAACCAGATCACCAACTTCCCAATCAGAAATGCCATCGAGGTTTGTTGTACCAGCAACAGACACATCGTAGGCATCACCGACAGCATGAGAACCCGTAGTGAGATCAGGAGAATTCGTGTTAGCGTTCCAACTGCCTTTGTAGTTAAGCATTGGCGGGAAATTTAAGGTAAACTGCACTTCATCGCCAACAACAGAAATTACGAGTGCAGAAGTTTGCGATTTTAGCGACCTAAAATAAAAGCGCCGATTAATCTTGTTTCTAAAAACACTCGCGCCTGTACCTACATTTTCCGCAGTATCGGAAGGACCTGGGAAAAGAACCTGCTGATAAAAAGCTGCTCCTGGGCCCATATTAAATCTCCACCCAAGGATAGACAATAACTGTAGTCGCTACCGCAGTGTCGCCGGAGCCAGGGTCGATGACTTTTTGAAAGGTTCTAGGGGTTGAGTCAGTCGAAGATGTTTCATATATTTTGCGCCAACGAACTACTTCACCGGACGCATTTTTATCGATTTCCTCACGAATAAGTAACGGGTGATCGATAGGAACAGAAAAATCATAGTTTGGAGCATTAAAAGGATCACGGGGGATTGCTCTCGGTTCATCTATATACGCTGGCATCTGAAAACTCCTTTACTCTTTTGTGCTGGATGATTTCGAGATGCGGGTCTGCTAAAAGAGCCTCGCCTTTTTCTGGCGCCGCATTGAGTATGTAAACTCTTTTACCCAACGATGACCTCTTTAACGCCAGGATTGCCATTTTGCCCGTTATCTCCGGCGGAACCTATAATTGCTGCGCCGCCTTGTGTGCCGCCTGTTCCACCGGGACCTCCGCTAATGTCTATATTTCCGAAATTTATTACGGAGAATGGGGTAAGAATGGAGACTTTTCCACCTGATCCTCCAGCGCCTCCACCTCCACCACCGGCACCGCCGGCATTACCGCCTGTGCTCGCTCCGGCACCGCCGTTACCACCGGGATAGCCTTTGGCTTGAATAGAACCGTTTATGACAAGATTGCTTGAGCGCATACGTATCATAAGGCACCCGCCGTGAAAACCTCGAGCACCGCCTCCACCTCCACCAGGGCCACTGGCACCAGAGACGTTGCCTACTCCACCTCCGCCACCGTTTCCACCAGATAAAGCGCCGCCAGAACCACCTGAGCCTCCGACAACGCTTGCCCAATTTCCGCCTGAACCACCTGAACCACCTTCACCGTTAGGGCCGCCGGGAGCGCCGTTATTGCCTACAACGTAGTTTGAACAGGAACTGCCGTGCCAAGTATTGCCACCGCCACCGCCACCGCCACCGCCGGCGTTTTGAGCGCCGCCAGAACTGTTGGACTCCGAACAGCCGAACAAAGTATTTCTTGTTTTATTACCAAACCCACCATTGCCTCCGTTTTTTTGGACAATGTTGTGACTTATTGGGGGGCCTGTGAGCGCGCCGGAAAGACCTGGGGTATTACTTAAAATAGTACCTGCTGCACCGGTATTTACAACGCGCAAAATACCATCGATTACGAACGTCCCGGTACAACCGATAAAAGTCCAAAACGCATTCTGCTGAATCTCTAAAATGCCGGTTGGCGAGATATAGATGTTCCTGTAATCTTTAACCGACCACGTTGTAACTATAACATGCGTTGTGATATTTAGGTCGCCATCTGAGCCATTAGGCCAACTTGAGCCTCCACCGAAAAAACCGGTTCTCGGGGTAATCGGGTAGTGTATACCTTTCATTTTTAATACGCAGTGGATACAGCGTGCTTAACTCCAGAGATTACGATAAAGTTTATCATATACGTTTTGCTTTCAACAAATATCGGGTTTGTACCATTCGGCCAAACGCAGCCGAGTGACTCTGAACTGGTACTTACGTCTGAAATGAACTTAAACGCATACGAACCGCCTTCTGCTACGCCAACTATGGATATATTGGCTGGAGCCACACTTGCGCCTTGAACGTCTTTCACAGGAAAGCCAGTAGAAAAATTCAAAACGAGGGGGCCAGAGGTATAGGTTTCAACCGTTACACCTGGGGTAACGCGCTCTTCTACAGCACGAGCGGAGGGAGCCTGTAAAGTTTCTGTCCATGTAGGAATATTCTTAATAACTGCGGCAGCTGCAGCCGCTCCTTCGGCTTGAGCGACAGCAACAATTTGTGAACGCGTTTGTACGGCTTGGGCATTAGAAGACTCTCCGCCAACTGCAATAAGTGGCGACAAAGACAAAGTTTTTTGCCCGGTAATCGTTTCGGCAATGTTATTTACCTTATCGACTTTTTCTACACGAAGACGTGCAAGAGCTTGCTGAAAAAGAAACATTTTTTTAGGCTCCTTACGTTATACGTTGTTTGTCGGACGAAGATACTGAAACTAAATAACCTGATCCATCGTATGCATAGACGTCTGATCCTATCTCTGTATAGGTAGTGCCGCCATCGAAACTCTTCGAGTAAACAACAGAAGCTAAAAGGCCGACGATGGGGGTATTTGTCCAAGAAAGGGCCGCTTTCCAGCGCAAATTTTGGTTGTAGGGTTCGCTTGTTGGGGTGCGCTGAAAAACAACTTCTGCGGGTTGGGCCACTGTTCCGCCAGAAACTACTGCAGAAAAACCGTAAGGCGCTCCGACGATCAAACTATTACGTAAAAAGACGAGTTCCTCTTGAACAGAGCGGCTTTCGCCGTGCATAAGCGTATTTTTTCCGTCTGCCTGCTCCCAGTTTTCAAGCGCATTGAAATTTACGCCATAATTAAGCGGGTTAAGAGACGGTGGAAATTTTACGCGGCCTGTAAGCAAATCAACGCCGATATAGTCATTGTACTCCCACGCAGCCCATTTAGCGTCATCACTAAAATCGACGGCCATAACGTCAAAAACGCCGGGGCCGCTGGCATAGCCGACATCTTCGCCCAAAACACGGGCGGGGATCAAAAGACCGGCCTCTGAAAATAGCACAACCACGTCTTCCCAGTCGGGGCTTCCGAATTTTCCGCTAAACGGCTTGTACATTTCACGAAAAGCTATAACACCGCTCGAAGAAGCACCAAAACGTGGGGATGTACCGACGGTAAAGTTCAGAGTGTGGAAATGATAGTGGTACGTTCTACCGTACTCTAAAATACACGGCAGGTCGACATACATCCAATCCCCGTTAGGGATGCTGCCGATTGGAACATCGGCTGTGCTGATAACTTGATTAGTGTCATCATGAATAGTTATGCGAATACCGGTATAGCCAAGACCTTTTACAGCTACGTAGAAACCTACACGTTGGTGTCGATCACTGAATAGTACATCGGGGTTGGGGGTAAAGAGGATCTTGTTTGCGGGAAGTTCAGACATCGCGTTTTGCAAGATGTAAACATCTGAAATATCTTCAGCTTTATTATCAACGCGCGAAACTGGATTTTCTTGCTCTTGTTCAACGTGCTGCTGTAATGACCCATCAGCGGATACAAGCTGTACATCGCGCCTAAAAACGCGGCAACGACGACCAGTAGGGTCACTGGGATCGACATAAAGAGGGGCTTGACCTGAACGATACGTGGTGACTTTATTTCCACTACCGGCACCGCCGGGGCCGGTATTCTGCGTAGAAGTAGAGCAGTTTTGATCAAGAATAATCAAGTCGCCTTGAGCGAAAGTGTACGTAGCACCATTTGGAATATCAGACCACTTTATACGACCAAACCCGCGAACATTTGAAATACCAACGGGGGATACTTGGAAATACTCACTCCCTTCTGGGTTAATCGTAGAACTAAACCGCGCAACTAGACTAACAGTATCGGAAATTTCGACAATCCAAGCGCCTCCAACATTGCGAGAAATCTTTGTAATAAAATACTCTCGATCACCCTCACATCCGTTTAAGAGCATATTACTTACGCCGTATGCCTTATTATCGTTAAGAAGATTCGCCTTCGCGCTTGAAACCTTAAATGGGTAGGCTCTTCGAGCTTTGATTGTGTCGTCGAGACTGGCGATGATGTTTCGCTTATCGACAATCATAGACGCTAAAATTTGCGCGTTCCCAGCAAGACGATTTATATGCGCAAGCACGTGATGCTCGTGACCACTGGCCGGCGTTGGTAATGTCGTAGAGCCTTCGAGAACCTTAACTGCAAACTTAATTACATCACGAACGGCCGTTTCTGCACCTAAAGAAGTGTCGATTTGCGAAACGTCTGTTGTAGAGTTTACTTCTTCGCGCCAAACGTCTAAATAGACGAGGTCTGTCCTGTTACTGACAGGAGTAGTGAGCATTACTGGAGAAATTGTTTGAAACGTATAGTCTACGGCCTGATTTACATAGCTTGTATCGATACTGTTTAATCGCGGGAGTTTGCCGTAAAAACGACCAAGCTTAATCAAAAAATTTTGCTCTTTAACTGTTGGGTGTTCTTGTATCTGGAAACCTAGAGCGCTAAAACCGGTAAATAGGAGATCGTAGAAATTGTTGAGGTAGCCGCGCAAAATGTCCTGCATTTCATTTATTTCGGCATCTATTCCTGGCTTTCCCTTTTGAATAACAACCTTAGCGCGATTTTTTTCTGGGTTGTAGGTGTCTCTTGTTATTAAAGCCATTTAGTACCTCTAAATAGGCGTCGAAGTGCTACTTCGACGCCTTCTGGTTTACACGGCTTTTAGGGCGCCGCGTGCGAGAAGCACGTCTTTCACATTTTTAGAAACACGGTACTTCTGGTCTTTCTTAAATTCTAGATGTTTTGGGCCGATCCAGCAACGAATGTTGGTATCTACCCAAACGACGAATTTTTCAGAATCGCTATCGGATTCCACAACGAAGTGAGCTTTTTTGCGCGGCTCGCCAAAAACGGAGGCGGCTGCTTCCGCTGGATCGACGCGCGTTTCTTCTTCGTCGATAATTTCGCCGTCATCTATAGGGATGCTCAATCCGGCTGTCTCTGCTTTTGCCTGTGCACGGCCGCGACCAACATTTGATAGTGGTCGCATACCCTGGATAGCGTTTTTAGGGGAAGGGGGCTCGGATGAAACCGAATCTGACTCTGATTCTAGCACTTGGCCTTCATCGGGTGTATCAAAGCTGGTATCAACCGGTTCGTCACCTTCTTGAAATTCTTCTGCTGCCATAAAATCTCCTTACGGGTTAACCGTAACTACGACGAGCCAGTTTACTGTTCCGCCGGTACGATTCGTGATTGTGGTTACGGTATTGCTGGTAAATGTGCATTGAGCGGTGTTACCGGCTGGAGTGCTAAAAGGGACGATATTGCCAGTTGCCTGATCAATAACAGTAACTTTTCGCACTTTGTTTGGATCTGCGGCATGCGTAACTGCAATCGTTCCAGCAGCGGCGAGCGCTGTGTCGAACGCAGTGAAATGGTACGGTACCTTTGATCCCGGAAACTTGTCATTACCTGTTGCCATCTGTTACCTTCCTTTTACGAACCTGCAGTTTGCAGTTCAAAAACGTGGTCGTTGATGATGCCGGCACCCATGATTGAATACCAACCGATTGACTGCAGGCGCTTAAAATCCTCGATACCGTCATCAACGAGCTCGAATGGAACGGGTTCTGAAAAACCTACGGCGTCTTCGCCGAAAACAAGACCGCGATAAACGTCGATACCTCCCGAACCTGCACCTGCAAGGGCCGGGATTTGAGTGGTTTCGATGAAAACAACACCTTCGTACTTACCGACTTCACCATTGTAAATCTCTGCGGTATCTACATACTGGTGTGGAGACAGCCATGCGGCGTCGTCTCGAAGCGAACGAAGCTGCGTTGGGTGGAATATACCAACAAAATGCTGGTCACCGCCACGGATCATTGGCGGAATGTTCGAAGTTTTCATGCGCTCGATCACGTCCTTGATACTGGCAGTCGTCAGCTTGTGGGCAGAAGTAATCTGGTTCGTAGCAGTATTTGACTTAATACCATAAAACTTGTTTGCCGTAGTGAGGTACGCATCGCGAATCATTTCGTCTAAAACCAAAGCGTAGTCGCGGCCCAGAAGGGTTGCGATATCGTCCATGATTCGACGGAAAGACGCGCGAAGAGCACGACGTGAGACTTGAACTGCATTGCCGTATTCGTCAACGGTGATATTTACCTGACTTTCAGACAATTTTCTTTTTGGGATTGGGGTTGTCTCGTTCCCCAATTTACCGCCTTTCGTCAAGTTATCGTACTTGAGAAAGTTAAGCCTTTCACCACTTTCTTCGCCAAGCTGATCTTCGCGCGTAGCGAAGTTAGCAAAAACGAGACGTGGCATGGCCTTCAAAATCGCTTTTCGCGAATATACCTGCAAAACTGCGTCTGGTATATCAGCTATTAAGGTTGCTGCCATCCTTTACTCCTTTTACTTTAGGTTTTTTACAAAGCTACCAACGATTTCTTCTTCGATAGTCCGGAGGTCTTGAAGACTCCGGGCAGATCGTGGATTCACGTTGGAAGCGCTGGGCTGTGGTGAAAGAGGTTCTTTTGTTTCAAGAGGTATCGGAGCGGTATTCTGAGCTTGTACTTGTGTGTCATTTTGTTTTTTCTTTTCAGCCTTAGCGAGAATGTTCTGGTATTCGCGACGGGCAACTTCAACCGAAGCGTTGAGTTCTTCGATAGAGTTACCAGACACAAGACCTGGAACAATCTCATCTTGGTACTTCAGAAGCAATTTTTCCTTATGGTCGTCAAGAGCTTTTTGGTCGGCTCGCTTACGAATGGCGTCAAGCTCACTTCTGTGATTTTCGGCCATTTCGGCAATTTGCTTCTGTAACTCCTCAATCTGCAAAGAGAGTTTCTGTGTTTCACTCATCTTTTCACGCTTTTGATTTTCAGCGTCTGCTATCGCTTTTTTCTTCTCTTCTTCAATCTGTTGAAAGAACTTGTTGTTCTTTTCAATGTCGCTTTTAAGCTTTTCGATAGTTTCGTAAAGCTTGTCTTTTTCGGTATTCACCGCCTTTGACACAGCGGCTTTTACGATCTCATCGAGTTCATCCTGCGTGTACATCTTTTTTGTGTCTGTTTTAGGTGTCGTGGTGGTTTCTGCAGGAGCGTCTTTGGCCTGATTTCCTTCAATTGGTTCTGGCATCGTAATCTCCTTGTTGAAATTTTATTTCCTCATCTAATTCGCGTTCAAGCCATGCTTGATGCTGCTGAGATTCGGGGGTTCCTTCTAAAAATAAAAGGACGTTAAAGTCATCCGTAGAAAAATGAATAGGGACCTTGTTTTCATCTTCCATTTCGATGTAAAATCGAGCACGACGAATGCGCAAGTTTCTTTCTTCTTCTGGAATAACTGCAGTGCAGACGAGGGAATCACGAATTTTTTCTAGAAGAGCTGTGAGTTCTTCACGGCGCTCTATAGGGATAGAGGGGTCGAAGTAAGGGGTATTCATTGAGTCTTTTCTCCGCGATCGTTTTTGAATCCGCCGTTTTTATTTCTTTTCGAGCCTATACGTCTTTGGCCCATTCTAGTGTCGGCACCTTGACCGATTTTACGCGCTTCGTTGCCTGTGTCATTGGTTTCGCCATCAGTACTCGTGTCACCTTGATATTCTGTAGAGACTTCACCGAGGGCCTCTGCTTCTCGTATTTTTCTATCAAGGCGCTCTTGAAAATCTTGTGCGAGATCGAGCATTTTCTGATCGATATTTTCTTCACCCAAACGTTCGAGTGCGCCACGCCGGGTTTCTAGTTCGAGCTGCATTTCTTGACCTATAGATACAAGCATTTCTGCACGATTTTTTGGCAGACTGTCTTGGAATTTTACATAGACTTCATAATAAGGGCGAGTGCTCACAACCTCTTCTGTTTCGATCTTGACTTCTCCTTCTGGATCAAAAACTTCCGCTTTTTCGAGCGGTTTCATTCTCGTGGCAGTAAACTTCCTCTTTTCAAGACCGAGGTTTTGTACAGCATTACGAATTTGAAGACAAATAGCTAAAATTTTCTCGAAACCCTCTGAATAAGCTGCGCGTTTACGGACGAGGTTTTCTTCTATAGGTAAAAGCTTGGTTTGCAACGCAGCAGAAGAAGAGTATGGATCGGTTTCATCTCCAAGCGCGCCTTTTGGCATAGAGGCATTTATATGGATGGCCTCTTTTAGGATCTCCATAAGCTTTTGCAAAGCAGGGTAATCACTAGAAGCGCCTATTACCTCTATTCGACCCTCTATCGGTAAACCACCCCATGCTTGATCTGCACCGCGCTCGATTTCTTCTGCATCAAAACCAAAAAAAGCAAGCTGGGGGTCTCCGTCATACTCTGCCGCATCACGATAACGAACCAAATTTTTGTTGAATTCGCGATTTACTTCGCGCAAATCTTCGATGTCAGAAATACCGAAAACCAGATTGCCGGACTTATTATTTGCGACATGGACAAATGGAACAAAGCCCCAAGAATGGGGGGTCTTTTTACCATTGTTGCTGACAATTTCATCGTCTTTAACCCTTGCGATGTACCACTCTGTTTTTGTCCAATGCTCATACAGGAGCGTAATCTCACCCTGATCAGAGGTTTCAGCGTAGTAGTGACGAAATGCGATAAGCTCACCGCGACGATAAATAGGGAAGCACTTGCCACTTTCCAAAACACGAAAATAAACTTGGTCATCTATTGGCCTAGTAGCGTCATACTCTGCTTTTAAGTACAGGTCGCCTGTAACTGAGCCCATTTGAACCGCATCTAAAAAGATGGATTTTCCGGAAGCCCTTACAGTGTCTTGGTGGTATTTCAGCATGTCTTTGTGCGTTTCATCTACGCGGAGCTTTGGTGGGATGCCTACAAGTGCGTAAGTCAAACGATTAACAACACGCTTCGCCCAGTTTACGTAAGGCATATCACCGGATTCACGAGAATGTTTCCAGTGAAAGCCGTTGTACCAGTCCCAGTTTTCCTGATAGCGGTTAAGTCTTGCCTGCTCTTCCCGCAATAGTTCTTCATGTGTCGAAACGCGAAAAACAGTTCTAAGGACTTTGGAACCATAAGAAACGACTGAGGCGATAAAACTCATATTTTTGCGGGAAACTAAAGCGCTCTAAAATGCTGTTTTTAGGCGGTCAATCGTTTTAGGTCATTTGCCTCCGGCGCGCGAAAGCGCAAGTTCTTTTCTCTTTTTCTATTTCTTTATTTTGTTTATGTATTTAGGGGTAAAATTTTTTATAGGTGGTATAAAGAATTTTAATAGGGGTCGAAAAATTTTTTATAGGTGGTATAAAAATTCTTTATACCTATTTTTGACAGATCTGAAAATAAGGACACTATACCTGCCTTAAATGAGTCATTTAAGCGAATTTCTCGATTTGACGCAAACTTTTAGTCGGATTCGGAAAGGGCGGCTAAGCGGTTTTCGCTCATTGATCTTGCCATGGCTATCGCGAGTTTTTGCCGGCCGATACGCCGCACATTGTCGAAACCGACTATCTTGTTATCGCGAACTTCCCTAAAACTGTTCTTAAAGACATTAACGTGCTGGTGAACAACCGGAGACCTTAGTTTTGTTCTAGCGGCATAAATGGCGAGTAGCAGAGAATCTACGTAATCGTCCATTGCCCCGGCTTCTTTGGGTTTCTGAAACCGGATTTCGCCGTTTTTGAACACTCGCTCGCACTCAATAAGCTGGTAATAGAACTTTTGCCATCTGCGGGTCTTTTTTGATTGAGACGACGCAGGGACTTTTAGCAAGTTATCGGCGATAAGCTGATCGAATGCTTCAGCCATTTCACCCTTTTTTCCTGTGAAGTTTACCCCGATTGGCTTTACCCCAGCTTCTCTAAAATGCTTCTTGAGTAAGTCGAACACGACGTTGCCTAGCCCGGTTTGATCGAATGCGAGGCATTGCATATTGCGAAATTTCCGCGCAAAATTCTTAATATGATGAAGCTGCTCATCCCAGTCTTTTTGTTGCATTTCCATCCAATCGAGGATCTGGTGTTCAAAGACCGTTTCTTTGAAACCGTCCCTGTACATAATGACGGGCCGCAAGCCGATAGCGGTAAAAACAGTAGAGTTTACTTCTTTAGCGAGGTCGAGACCGCCGACGACTATTCCATCAAATTGCGTATTGCCGAGATGCAGGTTGGACATTTCAAGTTTGCGCTCAAACTCGTCGTGAGTAATGACCATCCCTTTGTCGAGAATCCACTCAAGACCATACGACATACGGAACGCATCGCTATCTTCTCCGATACGCTCTTTCTCGTGTTGAATGTACTTACGGTACTTGACGTTGTATTTTTGCGCCTCTTTGTAATCGACGATAAAACAGCACTGACGGTTTTTATTCCTTGTAAGGTCCATTCGCCGTTGACGCGTAACGGCTTTGTAAAGTTCGCAAATTGTTGGGATCGGAGTGCCGATCTTCACCAGAGTCCCGTTACGGGCGGCGAGCATCGGGTGAATTGACTTTGTAATCTTTATGTCTGGGATGTCTTGGCACTCTTCGCAGATAACTATGTCAAAAGTTTTAGCTTCGATCTTTGTTTGCGCTGCGGCAGAGGAATAAAACACCGAGGAGCCGTTAGACCAGGCGTTATCTTCAACTTCGATTTCAAGATCGGGGTCACTTAAAACTTCTTTCGCTTGATCGCTGTTCATAAAAAAATGAACGCGCTCTTTCAGGTTTTCGGCTTGTGTATGCGTGCCTGCATAAACACCAAACCTTACTCCATTCTTTAGATGGTCTATCTGTGGAAAAAATTCGGCGAGAGCTGGAAATATCGTACAAATCGTGCAGATGGCAAAGGCCACAGCATCTGTTTTGCCGGATTGCCGACTAAATTCAAACACAAGCTCTTCTCCATCATTGAGCAAAACAGATAGGAATAGCCTTTTGATCGGAGTTTCTTGATACGGGTAAGGCACACGTCCTGTGAGGATTTTACCTAAATCGAAGGCTTTTTGTACGACTTCGGAAATGCTAAAATTTCCCCATTTCTCGTTTCTTATCCTCTTATCGAAAGCTCTTTCACGGCGCTCAAAAGCTTTCTGAAAATTTTGAAGCCGCGCTTCTTGCTTCTGTAATGAGCTTTGATCGGCGAGTGGGGAGAGGGCAGGGCCGGAGACATCCCTATCGGAGTTTAGGCTGTTCTCTACATTTTCAGGTAAAAATTTCTCATCTGGCGCGTATTGTTTTTTACGCACCGAAGGCTTCATTTCAGAAAGATTGAATGTCTTTGGCCTATTCTCTACCATAAAAATGCCGGATAGTATGGTACGGCTACCCGGCTAAATTCCAAAGGGTTTGTTACGCTTCTTTTAGCTATCTGGTCAGAATTTCAAGCGAATTTACATTCTATTGTTGGTGATAGCGGGCGACGGCGGAGCACGGCGTGTATTAGCTGTGGTACACCCTTAAACGCGGGGTTGTGCAGCCGTCTTCAAATCATGGGGTTTCTGAGCCGCTCTTAGCCTATTTATACGTGAAACCTTAAAAACGGGCTGGTGGGGGGCTTTCTTTGGACAACCGTAAATATAGGGCTAAGACGGGTTTAATCTTAATCTACCTTCTATCTGAATTCCTTTTCGCTATCTCTGGAAGACGCTGATCCCATCTTACTACTTTCTACTTTTATCTATCTGTAAGCCGGCTAAATCTTTGCGCGGTTTTTCTTAAATTTATGTTGGCGGTGTTTCGGCGGGCGGGCTGGTCGGGCCGTAGTAGCGGGCTAAAAGCGGTGGACTTTTTTATGCGGTAGGCTTGGCCGAAAATATCGGGACTTTGAAATTATTCTGCCGTTACGATGTAGGTAGGCCCGCTGGCCCCGTGGCCGAATTTTATCCTTGGGACAAATCTTGAGTGGGCGTAACAAATCCCGACTGGCCTTCTCTGAGTCTTTTCTCGATCTGCTCTATGCTCTCCTGCTCTTCACTTGTTTTGCTTTTACTCGGCGCTAAAAAATTCTCGATATAGCTATTTCTTTTAGCTGAAGCGGAATCTTTTAGAGACGGGTCGAATACTTCTGGTATGGTCGTAGGCGGGTCTTGTTCGTACAGCAGTGTGTACTGCACGTTATGGTCTTGCGTGTACGCAATAAGGCTGTGGGCTACCTCTTGGAATAATTCTCTGAGCATTAGCCATTGCACAGGGTCTATATATCTTAGCGCCGTTTGGTCTGTTTGCGCTAAAAATGACGCGGCCCTGAATGCCTTTTGGTAGGTGGGGGTGGGGAGTAGCGATGGCGTTCTCGGGCCATTTACTTTAGCCTCTACCTGCTGTACTTCTTTCTGTGCGGTGCGGGGTTCTCTGCCCATTGTTATATCCTCTTGAGACGGTAGTTCCATTTGGGCTACCGCATCGTGCGCCCATTTAATAACGTCTTCTATGTTTATGGGTCTTTTGCGGCCCTGCAGTCTGCCCAGAGCCGCGCCTATTTCCATGGCGAGTAGCTCTTGAATATCTGCCGGGTGCAGCTCTACTGGGTTTTCTGTATCTGAAATCTTTGATGGCGCAAAACGCAAGGACTGGTCGCCGTAAAACACCTTCAAAACAGAGGCCCCTAAAAGAAGTGTTCTCCACGTACTAACCGATAAGCCTATCTCCACCATAGGCTCTTTTACTAAGCCTTCTGGTATTTTTTGCGCTAAAACTTGGCTTTTAGTCTTTTCTGTAAGAGCGTCCTGTAAAAGAAACGAAACCACCGCCTCGCAATTAGCGGGGTTATTTTTCCAGGTCGAAGAAGGCCCCATCTTGTCCTCAAGCTCCTTCTCTACTCTGCTACTGAGTTCTGCCAATTCCCAGTCCGAAAATCGCGAAAAAATCTCCGCTAAAAGAGGGCGAGGAACTAAAATAACCAAAGAACAAGAAGCGTGAAACTCTCCTGAACCCTTACGAGGCAGACGCCAATACCCCAGACCGGACTTTGAAACACTCTCCTTTTCCTCGCCTTTTTCGCGCGAAAAAGAGCTTTCTGGACTTTTAGAAGCCTCTTCTGAGAGAGAAGAAGGCAAACCATCCAAGCCCTTTGCCGGCCACAAATCCTTAAAGGCGTCTAAAAGACGTTCCGTATTACCAGCTTTTTTATTCACTTTGATCTCCTTTTACCGGGCTATTATCGTGTTTCTTGCCCGCTTCGAGGCCCGGCGGGTCGAGGCAGGTTTTTATATCATAATCGCAATGCTAAAATGATCAGAGAATAGACTCTTTTCTGCTTGTTTCTATGCTACTCTTAAGGTATTCTTCTCTCTCCTAATATCACATAGTCTCTTTCCTCGCGCGAAATTTTGCGCAAATTACTGGAAAAAGACAATGGTGCTATTCGGCCCTAAAAGATGGCAGAGAAAGCGGCGATCATTTACCTCTCCTGTATTTCCTTATAGGGAGCTTTGTGCTGTTTTACGGCGCGAATTTTAGGGGCATTTGTTCTGCGCCAGAATCACAAGTCCAGAAGGCGATTACCGGTCTTTTCTGGCCGTAGAGCGCGTGGCGGTTTGCCGTGATTGGCAGCAACGCCGGCGCGGCGAAAGAGGTCTTCTTCGCCTTTGCTTACCGTTATGCCTGATGCGGCCGTGCCGCGGGCGATCTCGAATGCATGCTTATTCGTATCGGAATTGACGTAAAGCCCGGACATACACTCTGGACATACCGTGCGGCTGTTTTCTACTTCGAGGTAGTTTCTTGCGTGGCATACCGCGCAAGCAACTAACAGCGCTTTGTTGTTGATTCTCTCTACGGCCATGGGCTTTATTCCAGAGCTAACAGGCGGTTTATTTTTCGCGCGATTTTTAGCTCTTCTTCGTCTATCGGAGCTTTTTTCGATATGTATCTTCCAAGCGCATCTTCTTCACTTGTTATTACTAATTTTGCGAAACAAAGCTGGCATCGGTGAAACCCGACATGAGACATTGCTGTAATCGTATTTTTACAATTCGCACAAAGAACATTGAACGGCTTCATTTTGGCGCCTCTCGATTGATATCTTTTTATCGGTGGCGCGTATTATCGCTTTCTCTTCTTTTCTCTTGTGCTGTGCCAGGGGCGTTTAGCTCAGGGTTTTTGCGTGCAACACGAGGTTCTGCTTTACAGGTATCACATAACCACAGTCCTCGATATACACTTAGGCGGGGCGCATTTTTGAAACAAATTGCGCAACGATAACCGGTCATTTTTTCTCCTCTTGTTTCTTTTCTTCTTTCGTACTCAGCTTCAGCTAACCTTTCATCAAGATTTTTGATCAAATCGATTCCTTCCTCTCTTAAGTTCTCAGCTTTGTTAAGGAACTTAATCCTGTCATGCCAAAACATTCTGGCAATTTGGCGTTTAGCGAATGGTGTGCTGCTCATAATTTTCTCCTGGACTATTTAGTGCCTTTCTTTCAGATTTCATCTTGAAGCCACTGCTCGAACACGCCCGGCCCTACCGAGAACATTTCGCTGATTTTGTCTTCACCACCGAGAACAGGGATAGCATTCTTAGCGGCCTCTTCGCTTGCAAACTTTCGTATTCCACGTAACGAGCGTGATTTGATTACTTCTAAAAAGTAGCGTTTTGGTGTACTGATAACAAACGCATAAATCACACCATCGCGCGAATCCTGGACAACTGTCGCTAACCGATTATACAAAGTCCACCAAGCCTGCGCTTCTCTTATGGGTGCAGGAATAGGGCGGCGGGCAGTTATTAGTTTCCCGATTTTCTTCCCATACCACTCTCCGTCTGTTTCAATTTCGATTGGATACCAATCGTCATAAAACATTTCGTCTCCCTTCCGCCACTTATCTACTCCCGGCGTCAGCAGGATGTGCGTCGGAAGCTTATCGTAAATAGCCTGTTGTTCTGGTGTCATTTTTATCTCCTATTTCCTAATACTGACTATCTTGGGCACTGTTGGTATAGAACCAACGACCAAATGGTTATGAGTCCGTTGCTCTACCGCTGAGGTAAGTGCCCGTGTCTTGTTTAACACGTAACTCGTCGGCCAAAAAGTATGGGCACTGTATTAAGACATCTCGCATACACAGCGGAGTGAAAGTCCATTTTGGAGGGGCCATCCAACTTTGCCCATCTGGTTTTGCAGGAATAGTAAACCTCATGCAAGCATCACGTGCATGACAAGATTCTCCGGTGCACTTTGTAATATCAGACATCATGATACCACTCCAACGCATCTATCGTAAACGACACATTCTCTTTTTCGGATGTCATTTACTTATATCCGTCGGCAGAGAATATGGCCACTCAATGATCTTATACCCAGCAGTGCTAAAATGGATGCCTCTCTGCACATCTCTTGGCTTCTGCTCTGGTTGCGAACAACGCCCACGTACCACCGGAGTCATCGTTGGCAGAGGTCATAGGGATTGGATGACCTTTTACATTAGCCCTTTCATTTTGACTTATTCCTAAAACTATGTAGCTCATACCTTATATATCCTATTACCAAGAATGTGCTCAACTTTGTGCTTGCATTCCATAAGTGGAAGATTTGTTGTTTTCTTGTATAATTTAATACACTCTGCTAAACTAAATGTTTCACCCCCACTTTTCGATGATCTGTTTTTTGAGTACAGCATTTTTACTGCTGAACCCTACGTAACTTACCTCAAAGCACAAGATTTTCATTCTGCTACCCCCTCATAGGTTTTCTCAAAAATGTCCGGCTTAACTGGATAAAACTCTCCGTTCACACCTTTAACAATATAATCGCCGTGCTTTGCGAGCATGACACCTTCCAGTGTCGGTATAGAAAACTCAATATACTCCGGCCCCGGTTCTCCGCACGTTTCCGAGTAGCTCAATGATTTTCGCGCCGGATTCTGCTCTGAAATAACGCCAGGCATAAAATCACCTAAAGCATTCCAGTTCCTCCACGAGACCTGAATGGCCTCAACTACAACTGGTTTCTTCCTGTATTTTCTTGCGCTATTCATATTGTTTCCTCCGACCTTGTTTTCAGTTTCCAAGTGTGCTAACTTCTCCCTGTATTCCGATAACTCTTTTTCTAATCGTGCAATTTCGGTTAAAAGGACTTCACGAGCACTACCTGTGTAATGCTCAAGATCGTATTTGTACAATGGGTCTGAAACATCTCCATCAAAATACAATACTGTATTTTTCATTTCCCATGCTCCAAATTCTTCGGCAGTCCCCATTATACCGTTTTTGAGAACCCAGTTTCGTTTTAACAATTTTCTGTTATACTCTATAAACTCGTCAAAATTGTAAGTGAATGCGTGACAGTCGTTAACTGTGTGGCAGTCGTTCCTTATTTTTTCGTAGCCAGTAACTCTCAAAAAAGAACCTGCCTCAAGCTCAAACTCATCACACACTAAGCCAGTAACTTTTAGAATCGGCTTCTCACCTCTATTACATGCTTCAATGAGATCTTGTACTGTTTTCATTTTTCTGTCTCTTGCTTTTTGAGTTCCACTAATTTTCCCTATCCTGAACAAGACTCATGAAATTCTATTGAATCTTCAAATGGGGAATAGGTCTTATTAGTGCTTTTTGCTTCAATAACATCCTGAACATCCTCGGTGTAATGCTCAAGGTAGTGTTTCGACAATGAAGCTGATTCTTCTTCCCCAAAATATAGCACCTTATTCTGTGTTTCCCAAGCACCAAATTCTTCTGCGGTGCCCATTCCACCATTTTTAAGAAACCAATTTGGCTTCAAAAGCTTCCGATTATACTCTTTGAACTCATCAAAATTGTAAGTAAACACATGACAATCGTATTGTATTCCCGCATATCCAGTGACTCTTAAAAGTGACCCTTCATCAAGTTCAAATTCATTCCATACTAAACCTGTAACTTTTAGAATCGGCTTCTCACCTTCCTTGCATGCGTTAATAAGATCTTGTACTGTTTTTATTGGTGTCATAAGTTTTTTTGTTCCTTTATTTATTAGAGCTTTTAATTATTAAAAAGTTCAACCAACGATATATTTTCGGGTCACCTTTTCTCCAGACTCCTCTATTCTGCCAGACTGGTTTGACATACTTTTTCCAGTCTTTATTACCGTATTTGCATTTCTGTATTTTCATTTTCTGTCATCTCCTTCCGCTATTGATCTCCACTCTAAAGCATATCCAGAAGCCACAAGCCCATAAGAATTTTGTACGCAGGAGGCGTACCCGGAGTCCATTGCCGAAGCAATGATCCCCCCTGACTATTTTTTGTGTATCTTCTGACTGTTTATCCAGCCAGATTTTTGCTTCTTGTGGTGTCATCGTTTCCTCGCAAACCTTTCTTAACTAACAGCTTCTTGACCTATCAATACACGATTCAACCACCTTTTACAAATAAAGTCATCCACGGACATTGAAATTGTACTGCATATTATTTCATGGCACTTGGCTTCGCTTAAAACTTTGTAGGAATCTATAGATAGACCGACCCAATTATGTCGTTTGTTTTTTGATAGACGCTTACGATTCCAGAATAGCCCGTGCCGCTTTGTTATATCGAATGAAAAGAAGACTTTTTCGTGCGCTTCTATTTGCCCTGTTTGCAATCTGCGCTTAAAAATGTAACCCGGATTACTTAAAACGAACATTGAGCAATACTGAATGCCACCTTGTTTAGCGTACTGTTTATCAGTATGCCAATTTATCCCACGCGAGTAAATAAACGATACCCGATAGCTTTCTGCCTGATTATAGACTATTGGCAGAATATCAACACTACCGTCTGCGGAATCTATCTCGCACGTTTCAAGATACTTGATAATATCGCCAAACCGAAGACAAAAATTACCGATTAGCTCATCAATGAGAGACTCATTCGGTGTCATAGTTTTTTAACAACTCTTAAATCAAGAATTTCCTGAGCTGTCATAGAATGAGGAACTACCCGTCGAGTTTCAAGAGCATACTCACTTGGTGAGCACGTCCACAGCATATTCGGAGTGCCGCTAACAATGACTCTTTCCTGTCCGCCAATATCGACGACAATGCCGTTTAATGACCCTGTGAGGTCTTTTACGCGTAACTCAGCCATGTTTCCTCCACAATTACTCAGCAAGCTCAAATACGAGTTTCTTCACTTTCCATTTTACATACGAGTATGAAAAACAAAGAGCATCTTCCCTGCTGTCATAAAGTAATGCTTTTCTTACAGCCTTAGAGAAAGTAACATTGTCGTACTTATCGTAGTTAGCGTACCAACCCTTGACGTACCAACCGTTGATTGTATTATTTAGTCTACCGAGGTTTTCGGTGGCTTGTATCACCCACTTATATACAGCCGGTTTACCAGTAGGCTTATCGACTAACTTAAAAGTTAGTTTTTTAGGCTTTGTTTTTAAGGACTTATCGGAGTATAACAGTATGTCTTCTTTCGTATCCTCCATAATAGCTTTACCTACGTTAGTAGTTAAGAGCATACGCCCCTTTTTGCCGTAGGACAGAAATCTACCACCTTCTACCTGCATGACCCATTTTCTAATTTTCATACTTCACCTCTTTCTTTATCCTCTTTTTGTACGTGTAAAACACAACCGAAATTTTCGTCAGTCATCAGATTTACTTCTACAGAGTCATTACGTGAGTACACTTCGATCTCGAAGCGCATGCCATCGCCGCGAGGCCAAAACACGCGATCACAGGCACCTTTTTTAACCGTGCCCCATGCCGCACAAGTTTTGCATGTTTTCATAAATACTCCTTGTAGAAAAAATCACTCGGTAATAAAGGGGATCTGATTTCTCGTTTTCTTAATGAGCCCATATCGACTTCTAAAATCTTGAAAGGCGCTTTAGTCTTAAGCGGCCGCCCTTTGGGCTTTCTGTCTTTTTGACAGCGCGACTTTTTTAGATAATAGGCGTTTCGGCCTGGATTCCGCCTGTAATAATCGCGCTGATAGGCGGCATGCGCCGCCCTGCAGTATGCGCACCGACAACCTTTAGCGTAGCCTTTTTTACCGTGTATCGTAGAAACAGTATCGTAGGGCTTATCTGACCTTTTCATAGAGTTCATGGAAGACTTCTGCCTTAAACCCCATAAAGCCGAAAGGCTTGAACGGGCCTTTTGCGAGGATGTCTCCGTGTTGGACGATCACTTCTTCAAATTCACCACTTTTAGGTATTGTAAACTCGATGTACTCCGGGCCTTTTTCTCCGCATTTTGAGGCGAAAGTTTTTACTTTTCTTGCCGGATTTTTTTCGTTGATGATCGCCCCATCTAAAAGGTCGCAGACTTCTTGCCATGTAGCCCAAGATACAACTACGGCTTCTATTGTTTCGGCGTCTTCTGGTAGCCTTTGCATCTTATACTTCTGAATCATTTTTTGTCTCCTTCATTCCACAGGGTTTCTCTTCTCAAATCGAGTGCGCTTAGCTCGGCGCCGGGAATAATTATGCCGAGATCTGCTAAAATCTTTGGAACGGCTTTTGTGGTAGATAGGCAACCGTTTTGGGATACGCCGATGTAATAATGCGAATCTCCTTCTTGAATCTTCCTCTTAGCCGGCATGTGATTTGAAAAGCGCACTTTTACTTCTTTGCCTTTTCTGCGCACGTAAACGTATTTGCTAACAGTGCTTTGTGAGCGATAGACGAAGCACTTAACCCCGTTGTTTTTATGAGCGAGCATCATTTCAATGAACTCTACCCATTTGGGCTTTGGGAAAAGGGGGGACATGCGTGATTTTATCTGTTTTAACTCTTTTTCGTCGACTTCCACAGGTTTTTTTCTGGCCACACAAACCTCTTTTTTCGTTGTTTTTTTACGTTGAAATACGCGGCGCAATTTTCGCGGTATTTGACTTGTTTGTCTAACTTAGGCATTTTAGCCCTCCTTTTTCTCGATAAAGAACGAGCAGCCTTTTTTCTTATCGTACTCAAACATAGCGTAAGATTGGTGATCGGTGGCTTGGGCTAGCCACCGATAGCAATAAGTTTTGATCGGGCAATTTTCGTTATTGCATTTTGTGATGTCGGCCATTTTTGATCTCGTGAATTTTTCCGCAGTTAGCGCACACTGTTTTAGTTTCGCCGGGGTATATGATAACCCACGCTAAACATGCGCACTGTACCCTGGTAAGACCTTGGCGTTTCATGGCCTTTGTGAGCAAATTGTCGGATTTCTGCGCCTGAATAACTGAATTTGTTACTGGCATAGTGATCTCCTTGGCTACCTGGTCTTTACTTTCGCCCATTTTTTTCGTGCATCCGGCTCTTTGACAACTTTGAGGTCTTTTACTTTTTTGAACGCATTACCGCGCACACGTTCCACGGGTATGCGGTTATGCAGCGCGTGCTGTGCTTCGGACATAACCCCCGAAGAAACATACCCATCGACCGATTCCGCTAAAATAACGACATCAGCTTTATCTACACGCTTATGGAAGACTTTCATAGAGTCTCTAACACCTTTGCGCTTTTTGTGATCGGTTTTTAGCGCCTTGTCAATTTTGGCATCGGGGTACTTTTCTTTTATAGCACGAATGTTCTCTCGGTCTTCTTTTGTGCCCATGATCTGAATTGACCGGGCATAATAGACGGTCTTCACTTCTTTAGACATTTTGCCTCTTTCGCTCTTTTATGCTCAATATCGATTCTTTGCCGAGAATGTCTGCCGTATTGCTTTGATCGACTTCATGGCATTTTTTTAGCCCACTTTCCCATCCCCGAGCAGTTTGAAATCTACTTTGGCAAAGCGCTGGTACATGGTTTCACCGTGTTTGTCGATCATGTATGGGAGAAAGACCTCGAACGCGTCTGCCTGCTGTAACCTGACCATCGTACATTGGACTTCTACCCAATCGCGGACAATACGCCAGGCAGTGCGCTCCGCTTGCTCTCGGTATCCCTCTTCTGCGCGTTTTTGAATTCGCCGGTCTTTTGTCATAACGCTGTAAACAACCTCGGGCTTTGCTGGGATGGAAAACACCCTTTTAATGCCTGCACCGGGCAACTCAACGATGAACTTTAGCCCGCAGATTTTCTTATCCAGATACTCTTTTTGAAAGCCGGTAGCACCGATCTCCACCAGTAACTCTTCGATTTCAGCGATCGACTTTGAGGCGGGAACTCTGCTCGTGTAATTTAGGATGCTCTTACGTCTTGCCATTTTTCTTCTCCTTGAGGCTGTTCGGACAGCCTTCTGTGATACAATACCTTGGTCGTCTTTTCGGTCTTCCATCATGCGTTCTTTGCAGTCTTTTCAACGGGTTTTAGCCCGAGAAGCTGATTTACGTTTTTAACCAGCGGAACGAGCGATACCTGGTTTTTCTTAACCTCTACTTCAATAGTCACGATTTGTGCAACCTCTGGCCACACTTCGAGAAGCTTTTTGGCAGAAGAGACGGAGTAAACGACACTGCGTACAGCTTCACGAATTGCTAATCTCTTTTTATCCAAGGCTTCCTTCTTTTTGGCAAAGGCAACCGCTTCTGTAAGTGTGCGCCCGGTGACGGGTACTGCTGTATCATAGCGGTTGACCAAAGAGCCTCGAACTGGGACATGCTCATCCAATTTGTGAGAGAGCACGTGAGAGTTTTTGTCGTAAAAAGACATGAAGTTCGTAGTAGCCAAAACTCCTTCAGGAATTTTCTCTAAAAGGGAGTCGGGCATTCCAAGCGATTCTCTTGCGACTTTTTTGCAGAAAGCTGTGATCTCTTTGTCGAGAGCTTCTTTTTCTTCCTTGAGCCGTAAATCGGTGATTTTACTCACCAGGTGATCCTTATCATTTTTTGTGAAACTCATTTTACCTTACCTCCTTTGCGCGGCGGGGTTTCTGGGCTTTTGGCGAACGCAGAGTCTTAGACTTTTGCATAAGCTGCAGATACTTTAGCCCCATATTCTTGAGGCCGACTTTTTCGCCGTAATTTTCAGCAATCTGAGAAGCGCGTACCATAGCTACAGCAAGAACCACTTTTTCTGGAGATTCGTAAGCGCGTATGGCATTAAGAGCTTTGTGCAAGTCAGTATCTACCAGATCGAAGTACACAACTAGGCCATCTGGTCTTGTTGCTTGCAAGATGTTTTTACCCTTATAGTTTAATCCCCACTTGGCGATCAAGCCTGGGTAAATGCCGGGAACCTTGTACTCATTCTCCTTAAGCACCGATGTTTCTTGTAATTTCTCGACGCTGGAAGTCTTTTTTGTTTTCTTTTTCAATTCTGTTTTCATGTCTTTTTCTCCTAAAAGCATGGTAACCCGAGCCAGTGAAATACCGTGTGAATAAACCGGTGTACGCTCGGCCAGTAGTACACCGCGGCAAACGCGATCGAATAGATAGATATAAAGACTGCTCTCGTGGTCATTGATTCCTCGATGTATCAATTTTTGAAGCCTTGGCGATAAACGTGGAGCGAACTCCTGAATTTATCTTTGTAATGCCACGCCACAGGATCATAACCAGAAAAAGCCCGAAAAGGCATCCGCATACAATTCCGGCAAGGCCGGGCATATCGAGTGTCATTAGCGTCTACCAGTCTTGGCTCACTGAATCCAGAAATTCTCCGACTGGTACTTCTTTGAAATACTGGTCGAGAATCATCGGTGAAGTTTTTGCCATTACTTTAAGTGCATTATCGTAGATTTCTTTTGGCAAAACTGATGAGTACATTTGCGTTTTGCTTCCTAAAATCTCCACGCGTGCGGGCGTATTTGTCGGGCGCATCACGTAGAATTTCTCTGCGTAAAAGCCGTCTAGGTAATGCTCGCCTTGAGGTTCTTTTATGCACTTGAGCACTTTGCCGTCGCACAGGCTGAGAATTCTGGTTACGCTCTTTTTGCGTTCCACGATATTGTTACTCATGGTGAGATGCCATCCTTACTTCGCCTTCTACGCTAACATCGTCTGCCGGCCCAAGAGCCAATGGGCGTAGTCGATACGGGGGCAGCCGATCGCCGTCTTCTGAATGATTGAAATTGCTCTCTATTTGTGTAAGAATCGCCGAGCACTCTTTTTTGTCCAAGCGACTTGGAATCATGTAAAAGACGATCTCTTGCGCGAAGGTCTCTTTGCGAAAGCAATACTTAAAGTAGAGCTTGCTGATTATTTTTCTGAATGTTTTTCCGAACATCTTATCTCCTTTTGGACTTTAATACACTTTCTTAGCCCATAATACTTTTTATACAACACCATTCCAGATGAGTACGCACACAAGCCCAAAATGGCGCCGATAGCTGCCGGAACGACTTTTCCTTCGAGTAGTGCGTATACTAAACAAAGCATTACTGTGCCAGTAAGAAACAGGATGCATGCAAACAGTGTCGTGTAGCCGATGTAGGTTGTAAGAGTCTCAAGCATCGTGAACTACCTTTCCTGTGACGTTCTCCGGTACCCGGTACTCACGCCAAGAAACTCGGCCATTTGCGATTGCATCAAAAATGCTTTTTTGCACCTCACTTTTTCTTGCTTTACCCGACTTAACTTCGAGGAAAACGATTTTGCTCACTTCTTTGTCTTTAGCCCCTTCAAACACGATGAAGTCTATTGGGCTACCGACAAAGTGACACTCAGTCGGATCGAAAGGGAAGTCGGGAAAAAATGGGGCGAGGTTCTCCGCAAACTTTCCACCTAAAACCGCGCGCTGTGTTTTCAGATTTTTTTCGTACTGTATTCGTAACGTTTTTACTTCTTTGTACTTCATCATTAACAAACGCAACACGACTGTAATTACGAGGAGCAGGGTTACGCACGTGAAGACTAGGCCTTGAGTTAAGCTCATTTTTCCCCCGTGGGTGCACTTTTGTTTTTTGTTTTTTGGTTTTTCATACACGGTCTCCTTTAAGCGTAATTTGAACAGTTTGGCCGTTTTGCCCTTTAACGTACCCTCGCAAAAAGAACGCACTATCCGTTTGTTCTATGTGCGATTCTGTTACGAGAATCTCGCATAGCCACAGGTCGAATTGAGGCACGGCACCTGCTTTTGCGCTGAGCATTCGGTTACATTGCTCTACGAACCCTTGAATGCACGCAGCGTCTTGGAAATCTTCGTTTTCTAGAAGCTTCAATCGAACCCTTTTTTCTCATAAAGCCACGCGGGAATCGTACACGTAAATTCCCCATTTGCGCTTTCATCTAAATCCTCGATCTGAGAAAGGGGTAGCCATTCTTCGACACCACCTACGTCTACGAGTATGGCTTTTTCTGTGCGCCGCTTTATTGTGCCTTCAATAATCATAAATTCTTGTTCTTTGTCTTTTGCAAATTCCATTACAATCTCTCCTGTTAAGTTCTTTTGACTATCGAATACGACGATGCTCTTTGTGCAGCGAACGAGCATACTGTGCATCTGTAAACCAGTTACCTTGACACCCGAGACGGGTACACTTTACGTGAACGAAGCGGGATATTCTTGTGGCTTGATTGGGCCTTTTATGCTGAGCTACAACTTCAATATCACTAAAATCTCTTTTAGCCCTACCACAAGTGCAAGGCATTTGAGTTATGATGTAAACTGGTGGCACTTGCACGACGGATTAGGCTTGTTTGAGTCATCTTTCCACGCGCCGTTTACGTGGTACTGCCTTTGACCGCAGAATCCGCAAAAGCGTCTGTCGCCGAACGACACGAACAAGAACTTTTGAAAGAGGTAACTGTATGCCACGTATAGCAGAAACGCGATAGCCAAGGCTGTACTCAAAAGCAACGCTGCGATGAAGCTCAGAAAGCTCATGCAGTCATTTCTTCTATCGCGCGTTGAGCGTCTACCAAAGACATCTCAATATGAAATATCGTAGAGAGCCTTGTAATCTTAATCAAATCTTCTACGTCTTTGCTTATGCCAACAAGTACCAGCAGCCCGTGTTTATCGGAAATCCGACGATGCGTATTCAGGAGCATCCCGAGCGAGGCTGAGTTCATAAAGGGGCATTTTGTCATGTCGATAATGACCGACGGCGGCTTTTTTGCCTTTGACTCAGCTTCACTCAGAACCTCATCGAAATCGAACTCTGTACCGCTTTTGAGGGGGCCATCCACTATAACGACTTGGTGTCCCTCTATGTCTTTTCGCGTAATCTTTACTCCTAAATCATTTTTCTTTGCCATTGAAACTCCTTTGTTAATTAAAAACGCGTACACGGACATGGCCGCAAAAATTGTCGCACCCGCAAGCAGAAAGGCTACAAGACTTTCTGGGCCAATAAATGCTTTGGAAAAAAGTCCACAGATCACGCCTGTTTCCGCACGGTTCATAAGCTATTCTAACAGCTTAAGGTCTTTTCTTCGACTTGAAAAGTCGCCGCTAAACGTAGCTGATACTGAGTCACGTTTATGCACCATTTTTCACAGCTTGATAGTTAGCGTAAAGCTGGTCGAACGCGCTTTTATCAACGAAGCAGACTTTACCTTTTGGTGGTTCCTCGCCGAAGCATTCACGGAAAGCGGCATCTTTCAAAACCATTAAATCGCCGACGTACTTCTTGTCTTCTGTTACAGACAGAAGAAGTGTACCTTGGGAAAGATACGCTTCTTTACAAGCTGGACAAGGTTCGTAGGGATTAAACGGATCAAGTATCTTGCGCGGAGCTTCGGCGTCGCCTGGGAGCGCCCCTAAAAGGGCGACTCCTGTATCTTTATGGCATAAGATACACACGACGATTGAAGGGTTCAAGCCATGTTTCTTGGACACAGTTAAACCGCTCATGCTACCTCCAGTATAATCAAAGACGGGTCTAATTTCGGCATTCTTAATGCCGCGCGAATTTCTGTACCCCAAACAGAGGTCTCTTCGGCTAAAATGCGGATTATAGCCTTGTTTTGAATCTTCGCGTACTTCTCGTGGCTCCAATTTTGCCTATTTTTCCAATATGCCGTTTCGATTTTTTCGAGGCGGCGGATCGATCCTGGAGACAGATAAAGCGTGAAAAGCTTATGCAACACACGCTTACGGGATTCTGGCGTGAGGCGCCAAATCTGAGTCTTGAAATTTTTTATGGTCACTTGCATATTACTTTCTCCTGTAGTCTGAAAAAGCTGGCGCCTGTTTTTTCAGGCGCCAGCAAAAGGGAATCACAAACGAAAATTATAGCAACAGCGCGTTTTTTTGCTCTACGGACTGATAAACCTTTTCCAAAGATTCTTCGGAATTACCCGAGGTATCAGGTCTTTTCAGGTTCAAAAGAAACCGCATCTTATTGCTTGCCGTCATATCGAGCACGTACTTTTTTTTACGTCTTTCATCGTCAGCTTCCTTAAAATACTCTTCAAGCTCTAAAAGGGTTTTCCCACGAGCGGAAATGCTCCACCGTAGGTTGCGAATGCCGTTTCTCCCCCAATAGGTTACCACGTCATACAGGTTTTGCGCATTTTTGACCGCGACGAACCAGTACACTTTATCGCTACGCCCTTCTTGACAATGATATCCGCGAATTCTTTCGATCTGTTCGACATAATCGTCGAGCGTAGTCTTTATTCGGTCTACTGTATCGCTTAAACCTATAATCTTACTTGTAGACATGGATACCCCATATCCAGTTTGGATCGTTGTGCTCTTGCGGGTTAACAACTCGAAGAAGCTGTACACGCATTTCACGAAGCTGCTTATCGCTAAAAAGCGATTCTACTTTATGCATGGTCGAAATGCTTACTTTGCCCATGCAAGCGAATATGAACGTATTAACATCAAGCAATGTCTTAAGCCAGTTTTGACACCAGATTCTTTTAACGCCTGTGGGCGACTTTATCCAAACGACATACCGGCTTTGGCTGTATTCGTCTTCGGAAGCATGCTCGACTATTTCTATGCAGAATTTCTTTTCGAGAAGCTCTTTGAGGCTTGGGCCTGTTTCTCTACGAGATGCTGCTTTGCGCAGCTTCTTTGCACTGTGCTTAACTGGATGCTTATTCATTTTCGTTCTCCTTGAGGTAGACAATCTCCTCGATTATTTTTTCTTTGGGCTTAAAGGTGGAATACCGTGAGCCCATTCGCGACATAAACTTTCGTACCGCTGAAGCGTTATCGCGGATGAGCTGTGTGTGTAGATGCTTTTCTTTGCAATGCCACTCAGGAAACCAGTGCTCTTCTTCAAGCTGGGCGTCTAAAAAGTAGGCAATCCAGAAAATCACTGCCGCATCTATCTCTTCTTCTTGGTCAAAGTTACAATACGCCCAATAATTGCAATCATCGACTTCTGCCGTGCGATAGTGGGGGCATTCCCCACGCATACAAGTTATGCCCTCTTCTACCGATGGCATTCCATGTACACCGACAAACTTTTGTGGGAACTGCTCGCGAGCAGCATGGAACAGTGGGCAGAAATAATTTCCGCCCATCCTCTCAACAAACTGCCATCGAGACCCACGATAGTAGTTTCTTTCGTCGTATTCTTTATCCTCCTGAATCTGGTCTTCCCTATGCTCGCGCATTTTTTCTTTGTACTGTTCAAGCGCCTTCGTTGAGAGCTTACGAACTTTTACAGGCGCGTCATCGTAATCTCTTGCGCGCATTTTTGATTGCGCGACTATGTTTATCTTTGCCATTTTAGCCTTCTTTCTGTAAGACGAGGTTGGCAAGTTCTTCGGCTTGTGTTCCGACAAAACTTTTTAAGAACTTCTGGCGATCTTGATAGGCCCGGACTTTATCTTCGCGCATCTGAGGCTTTTCTTCTTCGATGCCGAAAGCTTTCTCAATAATCTCGCGCATCTCTGATTTTTGTTCTTTGACTTTCTTGATCTTTATTTTCATTTGTGTCTCCTTTCACTGTTAAATTAAACAGCTAAAAGAGCGCACGAGTTTCGTGCGCTCGATAGCGGTTTAATTAGCGAATGTCAATTCAACTGTTGGCTTCAGCTTTCCATTGACTTCTTCAACTTTGCCCACAAACTTAGGTTTGAGAGACTTCAGTTTTGAAATCAGTTCAGCATTGCAGGCAATTTCTGAAAGAACTGCAACAGCAGTTTTAGGATTTTCTTTTGAAAGGCACTTAAGTGTCTCCATCAAAAGAGTGCCTGGAAGAACATCTTCTTCTGCCCATCCTTCACTAACTAAGAGAGTGTTCAAAACTTTGTTTTGAAGCACTTCTTGTACTCCTTTTAGGAGGTCTGGAGCATAGGCTTCTGCGTTGATTTTTTCTTCTAAAGCCATTTCGTCTGCGTCTCCTTGTAGAAGCTGACGCTTAGCTTCAAGTTTCTCAGCTTTCTCCTTAGCACGAGCAGTTTCTCGTGCTTCAGAATCTTCTTCAGACGTTTTGCCTGATTTTTTCTTCGCTTGCACTTCTGCGAGCTTTGCTCTTGCTGCATCCATGCTTAAACCTGTCTTTGTAGACTTATTTTCTGGTTGTTCAGTCATAATCAATCTCCATCAAATTTTATTTAGCAGATCAAGCTGCTAAAAGAGGGTGCGATAGGCTCACACCCTCGATAGCGGCTCAAAACCGGGTTATTTCAATACTGAACTGCGTCCCTCGCTCCTAAAAGAAACCCGTCAAACCCTCTTCTTCGTAATCGTACCCTCGCCACTCATCGTGTACGGTAATGGCGTCGAAAGCTATAAGCTTTTGGCGCACAATTTCCACAAGTGGATCGAGACGATTGTCCGATCTATGGCCTGCTTGGCGACCCCTCATGTAGCCGAATATCTTGCACAGCTTGTATTTGCTTCTTTCTTTTTTCATCTTATACTCCTTACGCTACGGCGGCTTTCTTAGCCGCTTTTACTAAGCGCGAAATTTCCATCGCTTTGGCTTGGCACTCTGGGCAAACGATACCGTTTGGCTTTAGCGCTGCGTAATTGTGAGAGAGACAAGGCTTTTCACACAGCGCCGACTCATCAAAAAGGTGAATGTAATCAACTTTACCTGAGAATCGAAAGTACTCGATGCCGCCTACTTTCATGTAGTCAGCAGCATCTGTAGACTTGCTTTCGCTGTGCGGGCAAAGCCTGTCGATTTTTTTCATTGTTTGTTTCTTGGCTGTTTTCTTTTTCATTGTGTTCTCCTTAACGACTACTTGCCGTTTTGTTTCAGAAATCTTTTGATAATGTCTTTGCACTCGCGCGCTTTTTCACCGCGCCAAGTACCGAGATTGCCCATTGCGTACATCAGCTGAACGAGCACTCCCTCGCTGCCATACTCTTCGGCAGCAAGCGGTAGCGCGTTCAGATAGATTTGCGCATACGGGTCTTTAGCCTCTCGCTTAGCGGTTAAAACCGCTTCGGCGATTTGCTTGGGTGTTACGGGTTCTTTGTTTTTCATTTTGTGATTCTCCTTGAGCTTTGTTAGCTCTATGCTGCGCGCCGATTAAGACGCGCAGGAACAACTAACAACCACGAATCGCGCAAGACCTTGAATAAGCAGCGTAAGCTGTTTGCTTAAACTGCTTATCAAGATACTCGCCACAGTCTGTAACCCAGCCAAAACGAACTATAGTTTCGACGATCTTATCAGCGATCTTTTTGGATAGGGGAGAACGACGTTCTAGCCTTCCATCGAGATAACCGAGGATCTTTGCGATTCTGAGTTTTTCTTTTTTCTGTATTTTCATTTGTGACTCCTTGGGTGATTAACCCTATGGTGCCCTTCTATACTTAAAACTTTAGAAGGGCACGAAGGGTTAACAACTATGTCGCCCGCCGGCCTCCCGACTGCTTCCGTACTTTTGTTGTGGGAAAAGTGAGCTCGTTGCCCCCAAGTCTGCTCCCGCAGCGCCCGACCTGTTAAGGTAGGATTTTTTGGTGGCCCATTTTTTAGGGACTTTTTGCACCCCGTTTTTTATGGGGTGGTTAGGGGTAGTGTAAAAAGGGTGAGATATTTTGTAAAGTGATTTTTGTTATTTTTGTTATTTTTGGTAGGGGGGGGGGGGTGGTAAGGGGTGGTAAGGGGGGTGGTAGGGGGGTGGTAGGGGTGGTAAGGGGGTGGTAGGGGGTGGTTAGAAATGCTCCAAAAACACGTCAAATTCGGGTACGTGCTATTGCCCCTTTTCCGATACCCTCGTAAGCTACGACTTCGATAAGGCCGCTGGCTCCCATTTTAACAACGCATCCTAAAAGAAAAGACGCGATATTTTCGATTGATGGCTCACAATCCATAACGATGATTTCCTGAATAGGTAGACGAGAGTGAAACTTTCCTTGGGATGACGTGTACTCTACTTGGCCAACCATATAATCTTCACCTACTGAGCGAAAAACACTTTTTTCTGCAAAGTGCACTGAACCTTTAAGAATGGTTGCGACAAGCTTATGCTCAAGCTCGTAGTCTTGTTGCCCGTTTATGAAGACATCAACAGTGTTTCTATGACCATGCCAAATACGTTGGCAATTCCCGTCATGAAATTTTAGCCCGTGTGTGTACTGAAAACTGGTTTTGCCTTGTGGAAGAGGCTCTGCTAAAAGCGCGACGGAAACTTCAGACACTTTTGAGTCTTCTCTGAGCGCCTCTCGAATAACTTTTTGAATGTGCGCTTCTAGAGCGCCGACAGAATAGTCTGTATCAAGGAAACAAAATGCAGGGCATGGAGCGGTATAAGCGTGCGTCGGGGTGTCTACTGTTGCAGTTCCATCACCGTTTAGCCTTGCAAATCTAGAGTTCAAAACGACTGTATGATCTACTTTTTGGTCAATCACGGATTTGATGATCTTTTTTGCTTTGCCGAAATCCAATATCATACCATCTTTGGGGACTTCGCCTACAAGCTCAACGTTACAGATAAGGGATTCTCCTCGGAGACCCTCGGCTTCTGTAAAATAGGCGAAATCAACTACCGTAAGATTTTTGTAAAACATGGACTGGCGCACGCTTACCTCTCGCTTTAGTAACCTGCTGCGGCTCGATGGCCGGCAGGTGTGGTGTCCCACGTACTGCCATCCTGACCTGGAGTCAGCTTATTCTTAGAAGTTTCCGGGGCCAAATGCGTGACACCCTGACGGAGCCCGGCCCAAAGGCCTGACTTTTCAACTGGGGTGAGCATGACCTCTTTACCCAATCCACGGTATGAAGCGGCATTACCGCCATTACCGCGCAGCGTTGGATCGATGATTGAAGAGCTCTGCACACCGTTCCGCGCTGACTTTGTACCAGTAACTGCCGGGATATTAGGTGACCGCATTGTCGTACCCGAATCGCGATAGTTACGCTGGCTTTTCATATTTGTATCCATTTTAGTTACTCCTATTTGCCGGCAAAAATTTTGGACAAGATGCCCTTGCCCTTTGCCTTGATGACAAGAGAATCGCGCGTGTCAAATATCTCTTTGCTTTTAGCAATCATGTCTAAAAGCAAGTTAAGCTCTCCTGACAGTGTTTTATCTGGTAAACCGCCATCTTGTCTTTCGGCCATTCTTCCGCGCAAAACGCGTTCAGACTGGATTTCGATAACTTTGTTCACGAGCTTCACGTAATCGTCACCGGTTTCGATCTTAAGGTCTACAGAAATGCTGCAGGTAGCGTCTGGGGCCGGATTAAACGCGGGGCAGGTTTCCTGAATATAGCAATTAGCACAGCGTAGGTTATCGATAGGGTTATTGTCCAAACTGATGGTGATCCCTGTTGTCGGAACGCGTGTAGCGGCTACCGGAAGGTCTTCGGCTTCCTGTACGGGGTCTGAGTTCGCGTGGGCGCTCTCTTGGGGCGGGTCATCAATGCCTGCTAAAATACCCTCTGACTCTTGTTTCTCTTTGTCGAACTCTTCGAATACGTGATGAGTGCCTGTTCCTGACATCTTAGTCCACCTTTGTTCTACCCAGTTTGCGTACTTTTTCCACTGATACGCATTCCACAGCATGATAGCGTCATCGTCATCTTCCATCAATAATTTATGATCAATGCCGTAATCTTCGCACTCTTTTTTCATAGCGCGACGACGGTGCTTGTAGTTTTTGTCGATGGTAAGCATCGACGAACCTCGAAACCAGTATGTTACACCAAAACGGTTACCGGAAAGCCATGAAGTCGAGTCAACCGTGGTAAAAGGTAAGCGCTTTATTTCTTTACCAGTAACGGCAAAACCGTGAACGCCGATATTAAGCTTTTTTGCGAGAGTAAAAACTTTGCCATAGGCTCTCTGGTGTTCTTTGGTAGCGGATAGTCCTATGAATTTCCCGTATGAGGCGGTTTCTTCCCATGGCTCTTCGTGATTCACAAATATGATCGGAAAACCGAGGTCTAGTTTAGAGAAAATCTCTTGGCGCCATTTTCGTACAATATCGAAGCCTACATGGTCTTCTGGGTCTTTGTCTAAATCCCACGGGGCACGTTGCAAGTCTAACTCTACCGCCAAATCAATGAACTTTTTATTACGATCTAAAAACGTTAGATACTCGTCGATAAAGCGCATAACGTCATTTTGAGGGTTCTGGGATTTCAAAGAGTGCGCAACGCCGTTATCAATAAAAGAGTGCGCGCCAGAATCGATCATAAACTTCATGTCATATCCAGCTTTATCAAGGTACTGTTCGAGCGTGGTTTTCTTTTTTCTCAGATAAAGGAAAGACATAAGCACATACGGGTGCTTTATATGCGTGATAGTACCGAATGCTTTTTGATTTTCTGCGCCTGAAAGAAATAGTTTCATAGCAGTAAACGCAACACTTTTTCTCCTACAGTCTGTAGAGAATAATTTGCACGTAGATGGCTTGTGCAAATAGACAAACGCTTTTTGTGTTCTTTAGCGTTAAAGCTCCTTAAATAGCTTGAAAGAATCTCTTTTACTTGCGCGACATCGGTGTACCAAAGTGGGCCTTCTTGCGGCCATACATCTGGGTAAGCCAGGGCTTTAGGCAAAACAGGCAGACACCCTAAAATCGCAGCTTCAACCATAGCAATGCCGAAAGTCTCTTGCTTAGCAAAAGATACTGCAAGAGTGCAAGTAGACAGCAGATCGTAGTAGTCTTGCTTATACCCGTTCCAGTAATCTCGCGTTTTTACGAAAGCATAATCTTGCAACGGAGCGTAGTTTTTTAGTGAGTCGAAAAGTTCTGGTCTTTTTTCCTGATCCAGCCTGTGCGGAAAAACGATAGTAAAAGTGGTATCGTGGGCCAACGCTGGTATCGACATTTCTGGACTGGGAACAATTTCTAAGAAATTAAAAGGCAAGCCAATAACATTCAATTTTTTGCTGTAAGCTGGAAACGCGGCAGATATAAGTCCGGCGTGAAAATTTGACCCAAGCATAACAACATCGACTACATCCATAAGCATTTGCTCGAAAGACGTAACCCAAGGGGTTAGATGCCTCGTAAGGAAGTCGTAAGCATCCCACGTACCTGCATGCAAGTACCCAGCGATGCGAAACTTTTTCTTTGTAACATCTCGTATGTACGCAAGCTGCTCTATACCAGGAAACCAAAGATCATGAAAAAAGAGCACGTCACCGTCACGGATTTCGCCTTTTTCTAAAAGCTCGATAATGTTTTTGAGCTGCGCACTTTTCCAGTAGTTCGTGTTGAACGCATCGAGAAAAGCACCATCTTTTATTTCGCCGCGAAGTATTGAGCCGGGGATATTCTGATACGGCACGTCATGCTTATCGAAGAAAGCGCTGAACCACCTTTCCCATTGCGAAGAGTAACGCTCTTCGAGAGGCTCTATAGGAATCTGGAATATCATTTTTTCCTCTTATCCCAAACGCTTCTTTCCCGTTCGTAGATATATTGCAGCAAAGGCTTTAACACCGGGTGAGACGTTTTGAGGGCCTTTTTTACGTTGATTTGCTTGTACCACTTTTTTATGTCCTCATAATGCGTGAAAGCCAAGTTACTAATAAACGCTCCGCGCATGGAAAAAGTGATAAAGCTATCTTCGAGACCATTTCTAAAAATAGCGCGTTCTTTCACTGGAAGCTGACTGATGGCTCTTAGTGCTTTATTTCGATCAATTAACAAACATGAGCACTGAGCTACTCGGTCATACTGAGAGTCTTTTGGAATACATAATTTATCTGTAACCCAGCCAACACCTGCGTGCTCTTTATACGCGGCCATGCGGTCTATTTCTCCTGGACGTAAGTACACATCGGAGTCCAATATGAGGACGGTGTCTGTTTTTGCGTGTTTTAGCGCCTGCTCTCTGGACGTAAGCATATCCCAGTTTTTTTTAGGCCTATCAAAATGAAAAAACACATTCTGGAATCTTTTTACTGCAAACATCATCGAAAGGATATTATCGTGATTTGGCTTTTTTTCTTTCGGCCATGAGAAAAAAACATGGACATTTCTTTTCTCTTCGTACAAAAAAGGGCTTAAAGCAACGGCAAGGTCTTTTTCTCCATCGCTATTTATTACTACATCAATGGCGCTATGGTTTGCCATAAGAATTGTGTGCTCCTCTCTATAAATGCGCTTGGCCGATAAAAGGCGGTGTCTATTTTTTCTTCTGGCGCTTCTTTTTGATCTGACTTATATTCTGAAATTTTGTCAAAAAGGGCCGAAAAATCGAAAGCTGGATACAGATACTCTTTTGGTAAAAAAGTATTGTAGGGCAACATATCGGGGTACAACGGGTGGCACCCGAGCATAGCAGCTTGTATGGCGGAGACACTGAGTGTGTCCTGCATACCGAAAGAAAAATACGTTTTAGACCGCGCAAGCAATTCTAAAAACGCGGATTCTTCACAATCAGGGAAGACGGCTACGCCGAGGTCTGTAAGGTACTCAACGGCTTGCATACACCGGTGATAATCGTAGTCTTCTACGTCTGGGCGATCTCTATGCCACTTAGCAAGTGGGGGAAACGCGAACCCGATTCTTAACTCTGGGTCTTGGCTAAGTGCTGACTCTATGAATTTTACAGCTAGAAACCTATTTTTATCTTCGGCAAAACGCGCACCGAATAGGGCATCGAAAGAACGGCTGCCAAATCCTTTCAGATACTCTGGCGTAGGGGCATTAACGGGTACTGGGTTTAACACGGTCGAAATTTCAGCGGACGCCGTAATATACGGAGCGTTCACAAAAAGGTGCGTCAAAGAAGCGTGCGGGTTGTAGCCTACAATTTTTTCGTAAACGAAGAACGGTTCGTATGGGTTCTTTATTAAATTATGGTTGTGCGCAACAGAAACTCCTTTTGCTTGTGCAACACGCAATCTAAAATCGTGCACAGGCTTAGTTTCCGCGTCGTGGCAACACCACACGGCTTTGAAATCTTTTGGGTCAAGACAGGCGAGACTGCTATGTAACTCCTCTATCGAGCCTCCACCAATTCTGACGACTTTAGTGCCGCACTTTTTTTCAAAGTCTGAAAACATTGCTTCAAGGCACTCGATTAAAGACCGCGCCCAACCAGAATAGCCGGGGATCTTAACGAATAAAATCACAAAACGCCTCCTTAACGGAAGACTCAAAAGCCTCTGGCGTAAACGACGCGGCATAGCCGTAAGTAGACTCGTCAGAACGTTTTACGCTTTTTTCGATTTCAAAAATGTGCGATAAATCGTATGGCCGATAGAGGCAATTCTCCGGGATAAACTCGTTGTACGGAGCTTTGTTCGGGAATATCGGGAGTGTCTTAGCCATAGCAGCTTCTACCATTGTGATATTCAAGGTGTCGATAGCAGGAAAGCCAACAAAAGCACTTGCCTTAACCATACAAGACAGGTATGTTCTTCTTGGCGCATTCTCTTTTAGCCATATTAAATCGGATTTATCCGCTAAATACCTTAAGTAGGCCAGAGCGGCGCGTATCTTTCTTTGTTCCCGATGGTCGTTTTTATTGTACTTATTCTTGGCTAAAATCGTAAGTGGTTTTCTTTTTTCTACGCACATCTCCGCGAATGCGATTATCAGATTTCTGTTTTTAACTTCGGTAAAACGTGAGGCAATCAGAAATCCTGAGCGAGAACCGAAAACTGTTTTTGGGAACTTGGTATGCACGGGCAAGCCAAGAACTACACTATTTTTTGTTGAAACCTCATGTCTTTCTTGCATAGTCCGATAAGCAAAATTAGAGTTAAAACACATGAGGTCTACCGAAGCGATAATGCGGCGCTCGTATTCCAACGAAGCGTTTGGCATAGGAGTTTCAAAACCATTAAAAGTAAAGCCATGGTTAAACGCGATCTGCTTAGCTTTGCCTGATTTCTTTACTCGATGCCTAAAAGCCAAAACGTCTGGGCAATCGTAGTCAGATAGGTACACGATTGTCGCAGTCGGGTTATTACGATGCGCGAGACGCAAGGCAGAAAAGTCTGAATGGAAGTTCCCGGTAGAAATCAAAAGCGACCGCGGAAACGATCGCTTCAAAGACTTGATAAGGTCTTTTTTCCATTGCTCTTTTATGAAAGAGCAGTCAAAAATTACTGGCATCTTTCGTATATGTATAGCGCAGTCTTGTTCCTACGAAACAAGAACTCCGGGCGACTGAAATTGTACTCGAACTCAGAAGATATCTCGGTTAAGTCAATAAGCTTGTACGCGGCTTTGAATTCTGCGTCAGTAGACATGAATAAATCCATAAACTCTTGGGGGTTAGAAAAAACGAGGTACTGCGGTAGCCCGTTACGCTTAAACCACTCGATGATTTTTTCTGAGTCTTCTTTCGAGAAGTAGTAAACTACCTCCATGAAAAAAGCAACGTCAAATTGCTGAGGTGGGAAATCACCTAAGTTCTTTTTGACTTCACCAAGCGGGATGAGATCGGGGTAATGCTTATCGCAAACCTCAACCATAGAGAGGCGTTTGACGATACCTTCTTCTAAAAATTTGCGCGAGTACAGACCAAGATATGGGCCGAACTCTATACCAGAAAAGTCTTTACCGGAGAGCAGATTTTTAAGCACGCCGATGTACCTTTGAAGTTTGGCGTTTTCGTATGGCGATTGACGCATATTCCACGTGTCTGAAAAATCTGGGTGACTGTTCATAAGCTTGCTTTCGAAGCTTATCTCTGAATGCCAGGCGTACAAGAGCCAGACGAAATAAAAAGGCAATTCTATGACGCTTTCTTCGGTGAAATACGCGAAACACTCTGAAAACTCTTCGGTTTCTTCTGGGTAAGCACTATACAGAGCTTCGATCTTGGCTTTGTAGGTATCTGCGCTGAGCACGTAATTGTCTCCTCGCGTATTTAGCCCGTGGATTCTAAAACGGGCGCGATCTTTGAAAAGCCAGGATACGGCGAGCGCAACATCTTGATGATGCCAATGCCTGCCTTCGTCACCAATAGGGCTGTGCGTATAGACCCGGTCGTAATGACTACCGACTGCGAGGGGTTCTATCAGGGATACGATGGCGTCGAAGTCGAGGCGTTTGGAGTAGTAGTCAGGGAGCGCATTAGGGTTAGGAATAACTCGAAAGCCGAATTTTTTTGCGGCTGCGTATAACCGTTCGAG